CGGCTCGACCTGCCGCCGGTCACGCGGCGCAACATCAAGCTGGTGTCGACCGAGGAGTACGACCACAACAGCACGAAGAATTTTAGAAAGCAGAGGAACACATGAGCTACGTACACGACATCGCCAAGGCAAAGAACATCCCTATCATCGACGCCACGTCCCCGATCATGATCGGTGTCGCCGTCGACGACATCAAGAAGGCCAAGGCCAAGAACAGCAAGTGCTGCGCGTTCGCGCGAGCGGCTCAACACGAGCCCGGCGTGGTCGCCGCGTACTTCTTTCGCTCGATGGCCTTCCTCGAGTACCCGGATCGCATGGTCCGGTATGCGCTCCCCGCAGACGCGCGCACGGAGATCGTCTCGTTCGATCGTGCTGGCGTGATGGCGCCCGGCGAGTATCGGCTCGCGCCAGTTCCGAAGTCGCAGAAGCTCGCGAGCCTGCGGCGCTACGACAAGAAGAAGCGCCGCAAGCAAGCGGCGAAGACTGCGCCGGTTCGCGCCACGCCTCTCATCGAGCATGTTGGACTCGTGCGCAGCGACGGTGGAACGCCCCCCCTTCCGGGCGAACCCCAGGTCGCTCGGCGCGTGCGCACCGAGCCCAAGTACATGCGCGACCTCAGCGAGCCCAAGTGGTAGACGGCTGCTTCGCTGGTTCTCATTGACCAGCACCTGCCCCTGGTAGTCTCAGTCTGCCGCAACGGTTGGGCAATCTTAGCGGCAGATGGCCATGTGCAACTCATGGCAGGGGCACCGAACGAGAGACGACACGTAATCACACACAGAGGACATATGGCTGACATTGCAGAAGGATTCTGGCCGTGCAAGGTGATCGATGGAACCTACGGCGACAACGACAAGGGCATTCCGGTCGTGCGCATCAATGCCGAGGTGACCGACGGGACCCACAAGGGCCGGCGATTCACCTACGACGAGATCGTCAACAACAAGCAGGCTCCGTACATCGCCAAGACCTGCAAGGCGGTGGGCTGGGCCTGTCGTGACCTCGCCACGCTCGAGTCCGACATCGCCGCATGGGTTGCCAAGACCGGGGGCGCATCCACGCTCGAGATCAAGCACTGGGAACGCAAGACTGGACCGAAGGCCGGCACGACCTGGGTCAAGGTCAACTCGATCGGCCGTGGTCCCAGGCCGCTCAAGGCAAGCAGTGCAGAGAACCGGGCCGACGCCAATGCGGCATTGCTCGCGGCCCTCGCCGATGACCAGTCCGGTGGCGGCGGTCCGCCCCCCGACGACATCCCGCCGGCTGGCGACGAAGACATCCCGTTCATCACCAGCTCGATGGCCTATGACCGGGCGGTGCGCCGGTGGTAGCCGAATCGACGGCGATCGCGGTCGTCCGGCGCAGTGACGATGACCTGGTCGCGCTCGCCGAGAAACTCGCGAAGTCCACGCTCTTGCCCAAGCCGATGCAAGGCAAGATGCCGGACGTCCTGGTGACCATCATGGCTGGCCAGGAGATGGGGCTTGCGCCGATGGCTTCGCTGCGAGCGTTCCATGTTATTGAGGGCAAGCCGGTGATGTCCAGCGACGGCATGGTCGCGCTCGTCCTCGGCAGCGGTAAGGCGGTGTACTTCGATTGCGTCGAAGAGTCCGACACCTCGGTCACGTACGAAACGCTGCGCGTCGGGTCCAAGGTGCCGCAGCGCTGTACATGGACGTGGGAAATGGCCAAGAAGGCCGCTCTCCATCAGAAGGACAACTGGCGCTGCTACCCAAGACAGATGCTGGCTTCGCGTGCGAAGGCCGAGCTCGCGCGGCGGGTCTACCCGGACGTGCTTATGGGCTGCTACAACGACGACGAGGCAAGCGGATGGCGCGAAGCGCCGGTGCAGGTCGCGCGGCCGGCCAACGAAGAGAGGTACGAGGATGCCGAGTTTGTGGAGGCCCCGGCGCCCACCCTCGCCGACTTCCCCGAGATCGCCGAGATGGACGCGGCTATGACGATCGCCAAGCTGAAGGAACTCGGTGCGGCGTTCGGCAAGCGGGGCGTCAAGGGAGCGGTCCAGGAGGCCGCGATGGAACGCTACAAGACGAACCTCAAGCGGATCCAGTCGCTCCCTACATCCGGCGCTTCGTCCTCGGGCGCAGCGCCGACGCCTGTGAACTCCGCCGACTCGTCAAGCGCAAACACGGGTGAGGCAACGGCCGCGCCATGATCCGCCTCTCCGCCTCCGCCGTCCCCCGTCTCTTGGCCTGCCCCGGCTCCGGTCACCTGCGCCATGCAGACTACCAGTCCAAGTACGCCGACGACGGCGACGATCGGCACGCCGACGCCGAAGCCGCCGCCGACATGCGCGCCGATGACGACCTCGACCCGCGCGTGCAGGCGCTGCTTGAGCCGGGCGACGAGCTGGCCGCGGAGTGCTCGTTTCTCTACGACGTTAGCGACGACACGTGTCGCGCTCTCGGACATCTCAACGGGCGCGACTACCCGGCGCGCGGACCGTTCGAGATCCCGGGCACGGTGGACCTGCTGGTCCGCGGCGCCCGGCGTATCTTGGTCATCGACTACAAGGGCTTCGAGCCGGTCGATCCGGTGGCCAGTAACGCTCAGATCGCCACGTACGCGCTCATGGTCGCTCGCGCCGGGGGGTATCTCGAGGTCACTGTGGCGATCGTCTACCTTGCTGCGCCGTGGATCCCGGCCGACGTCGCGACGCTGACCGTGTTCGACCTCGACCTCCACGCAGAGGTCCTGCGCGCCGCGGTCGTGAGCCAGGACAAGTCGCTCCGCATCAACAAGCACTGCAAGTACTGCCCGGGGTTCCACGACTGCGCGGAGCAGAAGCGTCTCGCGGCCGATGCCGGCGGTGGAGCGCTCGCGATGCGCGTCGAGGCGATGGTCCCGTTCGAGAACGACGTCGAGGCCGCCGACGCCTACGACCTGATGAAGCGGATCGGCATCCTGTACGGGCGCATCAAAGCGGCCCTCACCGCTCGCGCCATCGAGCGCCCGATCCCGCTGGGCAACGGCCGGTTCTTCGGCCCCCAGGCCAAGCAGGGAAACGAGAAGCTCGACGGCGACACCGTCCACGCTGTGGTCGCCGAGCTGCACGACCGCGACACCGCCGACCGGGCCGTGATCCGCAGCGCGACGAAGGTGCGTCTCGAAGCCGCGCTCAAGGGCAAGCGCGGCGCGGCTAAGCGCGTGCTCGATGTCGTTCGCGAGCGCGGCGGCGCGACCCGGTCTGCAGGCACCGAGATCTGCGAGTACACCGCCGGCCCGCGGCTCGTCACTGACGACGAGCCCAAACAACTCACCGAGGCTGTTTCAGACAGCCCGTTCTAGCCGACCCCTGCTCACACGGCGTCGCAGGGCGCCTCCCTCCCTTCAGCGCTCGCAGCCGTGCGAGCAGGACTTTCTATATGCATGTAACTCAATTCTCGTGGTGGATGTGGCCGGGTCTGATCGCTGTCATGGTGCTGTGCCAGCTGGCGATTGGCTCGGTGTTGATGGGTGCAGCGCAAATCGCTGCCAAGAGTGGCACGCTGTATCCGTATCGGATGGCCTTCCTCGTCGTGCTGGCCGCGTTCGCCACGGTGGCGTTCTTCGGGGTTGTGCCATGATCAGAATCCCTACCAACCTCCTCGCCGCGGTCGCAAAATGGGCATCGACCGACGAGTCGAGGCCGCACCTCTGCATGGTGCTGTTCACCAAAGGCGAGTACGTCGCCTGTGACGGCCATCGCCTCGTGCGGGTGCCGCTCGAGTACGACGGCCCGGCGTTCGGCGTTGACCGCAGGCATCTGCTTGCCGCGGTAACGGCGCAGCGCGAGCTGCGCGGCGGTCGCGAGATCGAGATCAAGCTCGACGACGCACGCGTCGTGCTGACGATTGCCGAGGGAGTCCGCATGGCGGTGCCGACTCGCGATGCCTCGAAGTACCCACCTTACGAGCAGGTGATGCCAGCGGGCAAGCCCGACAAGCTGCCTGAGCCGTACGGGTTCAACCCGAAGTACCTCGCGGCCATCTACGAGGTTGACCAAGCATCGCGACCTGACAGCACGAACGGCGTCAAGATCGCCGCTTGGGGCGGCTCACTCGACGCGATGATGTTCACGAACACCGACGGGATTCGCTTCGTCGTGATGCCGGTGCGGACATGATCGATCCCAAGCTACTCAGCCCCGAGGAACTGGCCGACTGCCAGAGGGACGCCGAGCACGGATTCGACCTCTGGCACGTGGAGACTATACGTGCGCTGCTCGGCCACATCGCGGCGCTGCAACAGCGCAACGACGAATCCGAGGGGTCGCACTGCTCGTCATGCGGCAACGCGATCGACCCTGATTGCTGCTGGTGTGGCACCACCGCTCCGAACCACGTTGGCGAGGAGCACGGATTCGTGCCGATGGGCTGTGACTGCGGTCGCGACCCAAGCGAACGGGACTGGAAGCGATGCGCGAACGGCGTGCGCCGTCTGCTCTGGCGAGAGAAGCATCGCGCCAGCGAGCTCGAGGCGGCGCTGAGTGACGCGACCGCCCGCCTCGACGTCGCCACCGCGGCGAACGTCGGTGACCGCCAGCGCATCGACCAGCTCGAGGCACGCCAGCAAGAACTCCTCGCGACCATCGTGCGCGTGACCAACGAGACGCCGTTCCCTGATGAGATCAAGGGTTGGACGGAGCAGCGAGCCAAGCTGGTGGCCGAGGTCGGCTCGGCTCGCGCGGAACTGGCCGAACGCGATCGGCGGATCTCGGCCCTCACCGCCGACGTCCGCGAGGCAACGCAGACGCTCGCCACCGCCACGCAGCAACTCGACCAGTACCGCCGCGACTTCGTCTCGATGTCCGACCGTGCCGCTACGCTCGCCGGCCAGCTGACCGCGATGGAGCGCCGGTACGACACCGCGATGATCCGGCTGCGGGCACTGACCGCCGCATCGGCCGACCTGCTGGCCTGCGAGGAGGTCGACCGGGCGGTCGACGAGTCCGCAAAACTTGCCGCGGCCCTTGAGGCTGCGATTGATGAGGTGCAGACGTGATGACCGTCGAGCCCCCACGCCGCGAGCTACTGCCGCGTCACGTCGTCGTGGCCTGGATGGCCAGCTGGTACTCGGCGACCGGTCGCGACGACTGGGCGGCTGGGTACATCGGCGAGCTGATGACCCACTGCGCCGGTGACGGTGCGAAGCAAGGAGAGAGTTGATGACCCGCCGCCCCGACACCACCGAATGCAAGCACCCGTCGACCCGCTCGGTGTGGCGCACGCTGCCCGACGGCTCAGAGGTCGAGTTCGCCAGGTTCTGTCACGGCTGCGGAGCGCGGCTGGGGATGGGGCCGGCTGCAGAGACGTTCAACGTGCTCACCGAGATCCGTGCAGCCGAGCTGAAGCTGACCGGGGTTGCGTGGTCTGATGCTGAGAATGACGGCTATCTCGACGTCGGGCCCGACGACTGGCACGGAGACATCTCTGGCTGGTACGCCGGCCAGCTGGCGCGAGCGATCGTCGACCACGAGGACGACCCAGACGACCAAACCATCACCACCGGCGCGGATCACATCGGCCTGACGCGGCGACAGGTAAGTGAGCGGCAAGCCGAGGCGGACCGAGTCGAGGATGCGCTCGCCCGGCTCATCGACACCGAGTGCGCCGCGGCGAACGCCGCCGCGGACGCCAAGGAGCGGGCCATCGACGAGCACGGCTACGGCGGCAAGGAGCCGGCTGGAGAGACCGCCAACGCCCTCTGGAACGGCACCGTCCGTCACGTAACCGGCCATCCGGCGCCGGAGATCGAGGCCGAGATCGACGCGCTCGTCTACGAGACCGAGCGTGCCGCTGACCCGGACCCGCGGGACGAGGATCTTGGAGGTGAGGCATGAAGCGCAAGGCGCTCATCGCCGGCTATCGGCTCGAGGCGACACGAAAGCGGCTCGACGAACCCGCCACGGTAATCATTCATAAGCTCGGTGCGGCCGACGGCCGAGCGTGGCTGACGCCAGCGGAAGCCCGAAAGCTCGCGGCCGATCTGATCGCCATCGCCGATTACTCGGAGAGTGACTCATGACCCTCGACGACTTCCGGGCCATCGTACTCCGATCTCATCCTCGCGTCTGGCACGCGCGAGGTCGCTTTCTGTCACTAGTGCCGGACAACACCGGAATGGGCGGGACGCTGCACACTAACCACATCGCGAACTTCGCCGACGCAGATGACTGCGCTGCGGTCGCCGAGCTCGTCAACCACGCCGATGCGCTGCTCGAGTTGTGGCGCGCGTGTGAGGAGTGGAATCGCTCAGACGGACAACGGCACAGTGCGATTCTCGTTGCGCTCGGCAAATTGGAGACGATTCCATGACCCTCGACGAGAAACGCCAGGTCATCGAGCTCCTGCTCTGCGCTGACCACCGGAACAACCTGTCAATGGTTGACCAGTTCATCGGTTTTCGGAGCTGTGACCCACTGAGAATCGCAATCGATTTGCGCTGGAAGGCGCGTGGAGAATTCCTCGGCATCGTCTCTGACGACGTCATGTATGTCGCATCCTGCGTCGAGGCCGCGTACCGGCTGATCGAGACGTCGGCGACTCTGCGCGCGGAGTGGTTCACGTGAGTCCGTGGGCTGGACTGCTCATCATCCTCGCGGCCGTGGGAGTAGCGGCAGCGGCGTTCGAACACGGATACCGACTCGGCCGTCGCCACGGACGCGAGTGGGAGCGGATGCTGCAGCGACACGCTCACGAGCAGGTCATCGAGGCCGGCGAAGACGCGATGGCGCGCGCCAGCGTCGGAGTCATCGAGCCATGACCGACCGCACCGCAACCGCCTTGCGCATCGCCGACCTCACGATCGTCATCGAGAACCTCGATGCGCTATGCCTACAGCACACCGGGCTCAACGACCGCATCGGCCAGGAAGCCGAGATCGACCTGTCAGCTGCGATCGACGAGCGCCGCCGGCTGCTCGAGACGTACCGGGGGATGAAGCCGTGAACGCCACCGGCGCCGACGATCCCGCGCTCCTCGAGACGAGTTGGCCGATGCCCGGGGCCGACGAGACAGACGGGGCCGATAGCCTCGAGTGGACCCTGCGCTACGGCGAACCGACGCGTTCGGACCTGCTCGCCGCTGCTGACCGGCTGCGCGCGTACCGGGCGCTGATCTGCGACAGCCACACCGAGCAACAGCAGCACCGGCTCGCGGCGTTGCGGCGGGTGTACCGGAAGCGGGCCAAGCCGTGACCCGTCCGCACGTCGTCTACCTCACCGCCGCCGACATCGCCGCGCGCCTTGGCTGCTCGCGCGCAACCGCATACCGCGTCGCACGCTCGTGCATGCATGTCCGAGTCGGCAGCTTGCTGCGCGTGCCCGAGGAAGCGCTCGCTCGATACCTTGCATCCCGAACAGAGGCACCGTGGGAAGAATCTATCAACGCAAGCCAGGCGGCACATGGCACGGCTACTGGACGGATCTCCGAGGACAGCCGCGGCGGCAGTCGCTCCGCACGCGCGATCAGCAAGTCGCCCGCGCCAAGCTCCGCAAGCTCGAGTTGGGATCGGCCGATCCGGCCACGCATTCGCACCACACGCTGAGGGACGCGATCGGCAACATGCTTGCGGTAGTGGCCGTCGAACGCGCCGCAGCGACCGCAACGGCCTACGCCCAGAAGGGTCACCACCTCACGCGTCTGCTCGGCGGCGACACCGAGGTCGGCGCAATCACCCGCGATGCCGTGATGCGCTACATCGCGACACGGCAGAGCGAAACCGCCGCTAACGGCACCATTCACAAGGAACTGGTGGTGCTGCGCCGGGCGCTCGCAGAAGCTCGCACCCGCAACCTGTGGAGCGGGTCGATCGAGGCGATCGTTCCCAAGGTTCGCGTGGTGTACCACCCCAAAGAGGTCTGGCTCGATGAGCACCAGGCCGAGAGTTTCCTCACCAAGGTCGCCGCCCGACGTCGCCTGTGGGTGATGCTCGCGATGTGGGGCGGCCTGTCACTCGGCGAGGTCGAACGGATCCGGTGGGAGCATGTCGATTTCGGACGCGCCAAGATGCGCGTCCCGGGGACCAAGCGCACGTCGCGCTGGCGCGTCGTACCGATCACGCCGCAGCTACTGGAGGCGCTTCGTGCTGGTGCTCCCAAGCGCCTGCTTGGACCGATCGTCACCCGCTGGCGCAACGTCCGCCGCGATCTGGCGCGCGCGGCCGAGCTCGCCAAGGTCCCGAAGGTGACGCCCAACGACCTGCGCCGGACGTTCGCGTCCTGGCTCAAGAACCAGAAGACGGATAGCGCCGTAGTCGCACGCCTACTCGGCCACACGTCCACCAAGATGGTCGATCTCGTCTACGGTCGGCTCTCCGAGGATACGCTCGCTGAGGCGGTGAGCCGTTTGCCCGGCGGGAAGCCGTGTGCAGCCGGTGTGCAAGACACCCGTGGATCACGGGATACCAATGAGACGGTTGACGCTCCGGCCGCTACCGAAACTCGTCGGAAGTCAGCGAAACGATAGTGCCCAGGGTCGGAATTGAACCAACGACACGCGGATTTTCAGTCCGCGTGGAGATGTGCATCGGCGCGTAGATAGATCGATCGCGTGCAGCCGGTGTGCGGCACCAGCGACCCGCGCGTATTTCCGCCCGCCCGCCAACATAGAAGGCTACAACCACAGGAGCCCCGATGAAATGCCCGAACTGCAAGACAGCCGCGTACATGAGCGCACCGTGGCCATCGTCAGGCCGCTGCGGCGGATGCGGATGGTACTTCGGCGGTCTGCCAGACCCCACGAGAGCTGAGGTTCACGCTGCGTTCGTTTCGGCTGGCTGGACGCCGCAGTGGACCGCGGAGGAGCCGACCCCGACTCGCAAGGCTGACCACGTGTGGCAACGCGAGCACCTCGGGACGTGGGTGCCGTTCACCTCCGACCGCCTCACCGAGGTCGACGCCACCGCGTTCTGGCAGAAGCAGGGCAAGTTGATGGACGAGGCGGCCAAGATGATGCCGCTGGTCCCATGGATCATCGAGGCGCCCGAGTCGCTCTACGACGGCCTGACCGCGGAGCAGTGCCTGGAGCGGTACGTGTGGCTGCAGCGCCACGACGAACCGGCAACCGCCGAACGCGTGGTGGCAATCAAGCGAGCCGAGGGGCGCTACCTCACCGCCTGCCAGCTGGCCGCCGCCCGCACGCTGTGGGCCGCACAGCTCCGCGCTCGCGTCGCCGAGACGGCCAAGCCCAAGCTGACCGTGATGGTGCAGGTGGACGATGAGTAAGGTCGTCGACAATGCGTGGGACGCCGATCGCACCCTCATCTCGCTCATCCGTAACTACGGAGATGAAATGCTTGTCGAGGCGAGCGGCTGCCTTCCGGTCACGGTCGACGAACTGCTCAAGCGCTGGGAGGCGGCGCTTGAGCGGATTGACGAACTCGAGGAGGAAATCGAGGAGCGCAACCAACACGCCATGGAACGGGCGCTCCGCTGATCACCTAGCCCGCCTCGCCCACCACGCCGCCGCGCCGGCCACGCACACCGCGGCGAGCGGCTCGACAGCCCGCGGATCGCTCACCAGCCGAGCCACCAGCCGTGTGGCGATCGCCAGCGTCCGCTCGTCCGCCGGCCACACCTCGGGCTGCTCTCGGCCGCGGGTCGCGCGGTGGACGCGATCACCCCAGCATTCTCCGAGTACTCGAGCCTGGCCCCGCGCGCTGGCGATGGAACGGCCGAGACAGCCGCAGCAGAGCGCGGCGGGGTCGCAGGCGGGATCCAAGTCGAGGCAAGACACGGGTGGAGCGTAGCGCGGATTTCTGTAGCCACAGGATTGACAGCCGGAATTGTTGTGGCTACAACAATGGCATGACGAACAGGCCGCGCGTTGCTCGCTCTGCAATCCTCGCCTCCCTTGCCGACCTCGACGACGGTACCGGTGACCTCGGAATCATCGTCGATCAAGCGCTGATCGATGATGCGCAGGTCAGCGCCGCACACGTCCGCGAGATCGTGCTCGCGTCGCGGCGCGACGCCACAGTGGAGGCGTCGCGCTCGTGACCACCCGCCGCAAGCCCAAGCTCGGCCGCCCTCCGAGCGCTAAGCCGCGCGGGATCACCAAGCGCGTGCGCGTCACAGCCGACGAGCTGGCCGACCAGCTCGCCCTGGCCAACAAGCAGAACCAGACGTGGAGCGACCTCGCGCGCGAGGCGCTCGGGCTCGCGGTCGCTCGCGGCTCGTCACGATAGTCGTTCGATGCAGAACTTCCGCGCCACATATCACGCCCTGGTCGAGCGCCACGGATGCGTCCCGAGGCCACTGCCCGGCTCCTCTGTTCTCCGCACGAAGACAGGACGACCGGGCGGCCCGAGCGGCTCCTTCGACTACCTCGACGGCTCCGTGACGTTGTACGGAGACACGGCCGATCTGCTGGCAGCATACACGCCGACGGGCGAGCCGCCGCGCCCCGGCACGCCGGCCGGCGCCCATCACACGATGGTGCACGAGACTCTCCACGGCTGCGGGCCGCGGCTGTCGCACGGGATCGCGACGCGCGACTCTGTGCCGCCATGCCTGTGGCCGACTCTGACATGGGATGACGTGCGCGGTCGAGGGTGGGACGTCCTGTCGATGTTCGACGAGCTCGTGACTGAGTTGGCCGCACGCGAGATCCTCCGGCGCGAACATGGGCACGCGCTCGACTACGGCGGTCAGCACTACTACGGCCAGCTACTTGAGCGCGCCGTGATCGTCGTGAGCGAAATTGCCCGTGCCCCGGCGGCATGGGCCTGGGAACGGACGGTCACGGCGGCGCTCGCGCACAAGAGCCGCTCCGGCGAGGCGAGTTATCTGGACGCGCTCTGGGATTTTTCTGTCGACGTGATCGGCGCGAACGCCGCCGATCTGGTGCGGGCGCTATTGCCAGTAGTCCGCGGCAACGCGATACGCTAGAGCATCCAACGGTGCGCTCAACCCGCCGGATTCTCGGCCCACGGACCGAACGCCCAGATCCCGTCGCGGTAGCCCGCGCGCCGCAGCGCGGCCGTGGTGGCCGGCCCCGGGATCCCATCGACCACGAGCCGCTCGCCGCGCCGGTTGAGCCAGCGCTGTCGGTCCTTCCACGCGGCCAGGTCCTCGCCGGACTCGAAGTCGAACGCCTCCGCGCCGAGCCGCTGGATCAGCAGCCGGAACAGTTCGTCGCCAGGGTCCCAACGCCCGCGCCGGTCGGTGACGTCGCGGTGCCCGAACACGCCTACGAGCGTCGATCCGCCGTCCCTGAACCGCGTCAGCGGCCGGCCAGCGTAGCCCCGCGGAACCTGTAGCTGGATGCCGAGCGCCGCGACGAGCACGCGGACCAGGGCGACGCCGTTGTCGAGCACGGCCTGATAGACGATTCCGCCGCGCTCCTCGCAGTGCTCAATTCCGACGCTGCGATCGTTGGCCTGGTTCGCGTGCCAGCCTTTCCACCGGACGACGTCGGCAAGACACGCGATGGCCTCGCCGCCGACCACGAGCGGCGCCCCGGACTGCGTCCCGGCATCGGCCCACGCGCGCGCCGTGCGCTCCGGGTGACCGAGCGGGCCGATGCCGGGACGCACGACCTCCGGATCGTCGGCCAGAGTCTTGTGGAGGATCAGTTGCTGCGGCCAGCGGTTGCGGCTGCGGCCGTCCTCTGGTGAGGCCTGCGCCCATGGAGCCGAACCTGGCCCGATGACGGTGACGCCGGGGACGGGGACCACGATGCCGTTGACCAGTACTCCAGTCATTTCGCCTCGCTACAAGTACAGGTGAGGAACGCCACCGCCTTGTGGACGTGCAGGACCACGACGTCGAAGCCCGCGCGTCGCAGCACCTCGACGGTCTGCTGCGGCGGATCGGCGACGTCGTACACATCGAGCTGCGCGGGCGACGTGAACCGCCAGCCCATCGCGCGCGGGAACCGCCGTCGCCAGCCGGCGAACAGCGACTCGAGGAGCGTGTCGACCTGCCATTCAACGGCGGTCAGGTCGTCATGCGCGGCGCGGAGAGCGGCGGCGAGGGACACGGGGTCACAGCACCTCGCCAGTCGGCAGCCGCACGGCCGTCACGCCGAGCTCGCCCTTGACCTCGACGAGCACCGCGCGCCAGTCCGGACCTGGCGCCGCCGCGGCGTGGGCGATTGACGTCCGCGCCGTCGGCTGGCCGAGCACCACGTTGAGCGCCACGGTGATCGCGCAGCTCCACGCCTTGCTGCCGAGCGCACGGAGATCCGCCTTGATCGCCGCGGTGTCGACGGTGCGGCCGTCGCCGGCGATCTTGCCCACCAGGTAGGTCTGCGCCGCGTTACCGAGCGACCGCGCGACGTCGACCATCGCGGCCGACGAGCAGTCCAGTTCGGCCGCGACCGCGCTGCCAGCCGCGGGGCGGACCGTAGCGCACCCGCTGGAGATGCCGACCGCGCTGAAGCCGACCAGCGTCCCGAGCAGCACCGAGCCGAGCGCCAGCGTGGCGAGCGTCCCGAGATTCGCTTTGCCGGCCTGCGGGTCGCGCTTGACGGTGGTGGTCGTCACCGTGGTCCCGGGGTCGATGGGGCCGGGCGTGCGCGGGATCAGCGCCTCGAGCGCCGTGATGCGGTCGTGCAGGCTGTCGAGGGTCGTGGCCACGCCGTCGACCCACGTGGTTGCCGGGTTCCGCGCGCCCAGGAAGTGAAATACCGCCCGCAGGCCGTCGACGAGCTGTCGCGCGGCGAACAGGATGACGCCGATCAGGAGCAGGATCTCGGCGAGCGACCAGCCGGGCGCCGGTGGCGTGCCAGTATCCGCGTGCGCGACGCGCGCGAGGAGCGCTGTCAATAGCGCGTAGACCACGAGGGTGCCGCCGACGATGCCGGCGACAGAGAATAGACGCGTACGAGTGAGAGTCATGGGAGTCCTTTGCTCAACAGCTTCTGAATGTCTTGTTCTGCGCGATCGAGGCGAATCTCGTTCTTGCCCTCGCGCTCGGCCTTTGAGATCATGAGTTGCACGCCGGTACCCAGCGCACCGAGCGCGATGACCAGCACGGTGCCGACGACACCAAGGAGCCACTTCCTCTCCTTGGCGCGCCGGTCGGATTCCTCGACTAACTTCGCCACCTTGGCGTGCAGCACGCGAGCGGCGTTGCGCCTCTTCTCGCGCGTCACCGCCTCGGAGAGGTTGTAAATCAGCGCGTACGGATCGCGACTGTCGCGCCGTAGCCGCTCGACTGCGTCATCGTCCTTGACGTCGTCATCGAGGAGCAGGTCCACCGGCGACGTGATCTCGTCGGTGTCGCCGTCGTCATCGGGCGGCGCGATCGTGTCGCGCGCGCGCCGGTGCGACGGCCGTTCGCCGGGGGTCGTGGCTCGGTCTCGGCTCATCTACGGTTGTCCTCCTCGATCACCGGCCCCGTGATCCCGCCACGCGTTGTCGTTGGCTCCGTGTTCTCTTCGCGCACCATCGCGGTCGCGCCCGGCGCCGAGCAGTCGCGCACCTCGACTTCGCCGACGCCGCCGTGGTACGAGCCGCTGACGCTGACCGCGGCCCGGAACGCTCCGGTGAACGTGCAGTCCGCGATGGCGACCGGACCGGTCCGCGTCAGCGCGGTGCCCTCGATGCGGATGGCATCGCGCACGCCCGCCGGGCCCAGGTCGGTCACCGTGAGCCCGCGCATCGTGATGCCCTCGACGCCCGAGATCGCGAGCGCCATCACGGGCGTGTGCTGGACAAGCGCAATGTCCTCGAGCACGACGTTGCTCGGCGCGGTGAGCTTCTGCGCCACGGCGAGCACGGCACCCGGCCCGGCGCCAGCGGTGCGGGTCCAGACCTCGTCGTGGAACCGTGTGGAGCCGGCCTTGCGGAGGTAGACGACCGGCGCCTGGATCGGCGTGGCCTGCGTGATGGTGTTGTGGTGGACGTCGTGACTACCGCCCATGATATCGAGGCCGCGGCCGTCGAGCACATTGTGGTGCATATGCACCGCGCCCGGGTACAGGCTCACCGCGATCGCGCTCTGCGCAGACGGCCCGAGGCGATGCGTGCAGTACGACCACTCGAACTCGACGCCGCCCGCGACCGCGGTCTCGCAGTCGAGGTCCTGATCGGCGACGTCGGCGAACGTGAGGTGGTGGAACCAGGACCCGTGCAGCCCGCCGTAGACCGCGATGCCCGACCGCGCCGCGCGCCTGAACTCGACGTGGTGCACCAACTGGTCGTGGATCTGCTTGTCTGGGTAGCCACGGAATCGGATGCAGTCGCCGCGCGACGACCCCGATACGACCGGGTGATCGAAGGTGCAGTAGCTGAGTTCGCCCGATTGCTCGTCCCATGTGCCGCCGGGCTCCTCGACGACAAGGTTGACGCCGGTGATGCGCCAGTCGTTGCCGACACGGATGCCAGCCCAGTCGTGGCCCATCGGATCGCCGCGGAACACGATGACCGCGCCGTCGCCGATGATCGAAGCGCCGTCCGGCACGGTGAGCGTCGCGATCGGCCGCGGATACGACGGGATGTCGATGTAGTGTGGCCCCGGTCGACCGCGGAGGTCGAGCAGTCCAGTGTTGAGTGCCGCCTGAAACTCGTCTCTCACCATGCCGGATTCCATCCTCCAGTTCGGAAATACGCGCGCAGCAGTTCGACGGAGATGAGCGCAGCCGCGTCGCGGTAGAGCTTGGCGTACACGAGTCGCGCGGCCGGACTCGTCGCCGTGAATCCGCCGAAGCCGACGGACTTGCCGCTCGCAGGCGTGCGCCGCGGCATCACGAAGCGCTCTTGCTCCGTATAGATGATGACCTCGGTGAGCGTGTCCTGAATCGCGACGAACTGGCGTCCGCTGTTGCAGACGTTGTAAACCATCGGCGTGTTCGCCGTGGCGTTGAGTTGCAACTTGCCGGTGGTGAGACCGAGGCGTAGATCTCCGTTGCCGGTCACGCCGATCGACATGAAGCCGCGAGTCGCTGCGGGCGCAGCAGCCGGCATGTCCCAGAAGCCGATGAGCAGCGTCGGCGTCACCGAGCAGTCGGGCAAGCCCGCCGCCGTACTCGACAGATGCCGGTTGGACACGCCGTCCGCCCAGAGATTGCCGACACGCGTCCAGCTCGCCGACGCCGATTGCGACGTGAACGCGCCGTTGGCGCCGAGCGGGACGCCGCCGATGACGTCCGGATCCTGGAACGGCGAGCCTTGGCAGTTCGCCTGATTCAGCCAGAGATGCGAGCACGGGCCGCTGGTTATGCCGGCCGCCGCCAGGAACGCGTTCTCCTCAGCCAGCGTCGACGGACACGCGATGTTCGCAGTCGCGTCGACGGTCCAGGCGTTGGTTGCGACGATGACGCTGTGAGTGATGGTGTCACTCTTGCCGTTCGCCGACGTCGCGGTGAGCGAGACGCTGAACGTCCCGGTTCCCGGCGCCACCCAGACCGGGTTCTGGCTCGTCGAGATGACGCCGATACCCTGCACGCTCCAACTCCACGCGTTCACCGCGGAGTTGGCGTTGATCGACATGTCGGTGAGCTGCACCGATGTTCCCGAGCCGAAGTAGCGGAACTCCGCTTGCGGCACCTCGGGGATCGAGCACGCCGCGAGCACCTTCGCGGCGTAGCGCCGGCCCATCACGATGTAGCCGTCCGCGTTGTAGTGGGTCAGGTTGCCGGCCTGATTGCCGGGCAGCGGCAATGACTCGGAGTCGACGAGGAACGTCACGCCCGGATTCGCGGCGACGAACGCAGCCTGTGCATTGCGGACCGTGGTCAGGTCGGCGCCGCCGGCCGACAACGAGCTGATTTGCTCGATGATCCACGGCACGCCCGGGAAGAACGCGGAGACGTAGGTGTAGAACGCCGCCAGGTTCGCTGCGTAGTTGTTGGCGTTCGTCGTGTTCAGCGCGTCCGACGTGCCGTGCGACCAGACGATGGCGCGCAACGTCTTGCCAGTCGCGACCTGCAGCGACTGCAAGAAGGCGATCCACTGGTCGACGAGCTTCGGATTCGCCGTCGGGTACGTGTTCCCCGGCGGCGCCTTCCAGTTCGTGGCCAGCGTCGTGCCGCCGAGCGCGAGCTCGCCGACGACCCAGCCGGGCAACGAGTGGTGCAGGTAGCGCCCGAGTGACAGCGACGGCCCGAACGAGCCTCCGAGCGCCTCCTCCGCATTGATGGGCCGCGGCGCGAGTGGAACCGGCCCCTGGACGATGCCGCCGGTGGTCAGCCACGTCGGCGGGTCCGGAGGCGTCGACCCGTACTTGCGCATCTCGTAGCAGCCGGTGAACGGCTGATCGAGTCCGGTCGCGAGCGTGATCGCGCGCGCCATCGTGACGCCGGTCGGGGTGATCGGCGACGCCGAGCCCTGGACGTTGCTCTGCCCACCGAAGCCGATCGGTTCGAGGCCGAGCAGGCTGATGCCGTTCGCGGCTCCGCCGATGCCCAGGCCGATGTGTGGGCCGATCGTTATGCTGCGTAGTCCGAGGGCCATCAGTCCTTGCCGTGAGCCGAGGCCCGAAACACGCCGCCGGTAGCTCCAACCGCGACCTCGAGCAGCGTCCGGGCCGCGCCCGTCTCTGCGACGTGGAACAGGGCGCCACCGACGCCGCTACCGGCCGCCGCCACAACCCCGTTTGTCACAGACCAGCCAGTGCCGTCGACGCCGACGAACGCCGTGGTCGGATCCTCAGCGATCCACTCGCCTACGGTGGTGCTGGTATCGGGGACGTCGCCCTGGGTGGCCGGTAGGCCCGAGTTCATGCCGCCGTGGTGATTGCAGTCCCTGATAGTCGCGGTCGTAATGACGGCTGCCGACGTGTACCCCGTGAGCTGTACGCTCTGAAACGGCGCATCTGCGCCGCCGAGCGGATAGACGTACGTCGTATTGGCTGCGAGCGTGTATTTGCCGTGACCTTCCTCGACTGGCGAGGTGCCGTCGGACTGCTTGATTGGAGCGACGTAGCGCCCACCGGCGCGTGGCATTCTGGACATGGGATCACCTCATCGATGCGCGCGGGGCTGGGCCCGGCTGGTAGAGAGCGGTCAGGTTGGTGCCGCCGGAGATCGACGGGACCGGCGGCTGAGGAGCACCCGTGCCGGGCGTCGGTGGCATCGGCGCGAACGCCGAGCGCAGCACCACCGCGTTGTCCGGCTCGAGTGACGGGTGCAGCGGCACGTCGAACAGGAGCGAGTTGCGGAGCAACTGGTCGTAGGCGACGGGTTTCTTGATGTCCTGCGCCCTCGAGACCAGCCGCTGTTGCGCCTCGCCAAACAGTTTCGGCCAGACCGCGCGCAGCGTTTCGGCCGCCTCCGTGGTCAGGCACTGCTGATGCAGCGCCTCGAACGCAGCCACGGGGTCGTTGGCGACCTCGAGCCGGCGCGCGAACCGCAGCGCCTCCGCGGGCGATGGCTCCCACTCGCGCTTCGTGTACGGGTTCGGTGGCGGCCCCTTGGGGGCATTGTCGTTGAGGTGCTGATACATCGCCACGCGGTGCTTCTCGGCCGCGGCGATCAGGTCCGGATCGGTGACGTCGCGCATCTCGCCGCGGACCTGCGCGATCACCCGATCAGGATTCGTGGCTGCGGCGGCGACCTCGCGGATCCGGACCGCCGCGAGCTTGGTGGCGCTCGCGCCCTTGGGCGCGCCGGGCTCGCCATCGTCGAACGCGCGCCGCTCGAGCACGCCCAGGACGGCAACCGCGGGCCGGCGCGCGTCGGGTGCGGCCCGCTCGATCAGGCCGAGCGACCGATCGACGGCGCTGGCGATCTTGTCGCGCACTCGCGCAGCGAGCGCCGCAGCCTTGCCAGTCGCGGTCGCCGGCACGCGGCCAACGAAGCGCTTGGCCGACTCGACCATGATCTTGCCCTGCGCGTAGCGGTTGAGCATCGGGCCGATTACCGGAATGGCGTGGGCCTCCGGCATGCCGGCCAGCTGACCGAACAGTCCCGGCTCGGGCGGTTTCGGTTGCGCCGCCTCGAACGCCTCGCGTGCAAACTTGGCGGTGTCCGCTGCGGCCCGCGCGCCAAGCGATGCTTCGGTCTCGGCGACGCGAGCCTTGGCGAGCTCGATGTCGGCCGCCGCCTTGCCGGCGCGGGCTTTGGCGAGCTTTCCCTCGGGGCTGATCAACGGGTTTTGCGCGTCGTCGATCGCTCTCGCCGTCCGATCCATCATTTTGCGCTCGGCCTCGGCCTCGGCCTCGCGGAACGCGACGGCATGGGCGCGCGCGGCCTCCGGCGCAGCGCCGCCAGCAAGCTCGGTGACGCGCGCCGCGGCACGTTCGTAGCGGGTCATCACCGGGGCCATGTCGCCGATGTCCTCGACGACGGACCGGCGCGGCGTCTGCTTGAGTTGCTCCTCGAGTGCCGCGGCCTCGCGAAGATGCATCTGCTTCTCGCCGACATCCTTGGCCGCGTCAGCGCGCTGAATCGCTTCCTCATAGGCGGTCTCGAGCTGCTCCGGCGACCGCGGCGATGCGGTACGCGTGCGGCTCAGCGTGCCAATGTCGGCGCCGGAATCGAGCTGCGTCTTCATCGCCGCGAGCTGGCGCTCGAGCGGGGATTGCTGTGGCGCAGCCGCTGCGGCGCGGCGCCCCCTGCCCTGGTCCTCGACGAAATGGAACGTGGAGCCCATGTCGGCGATCTCGCTGGCCTCGACCGCGTGACCCGGCATCGCATCCACAAGATCGGCGCGGTTCAGGTTCAACAGCTGCTCGCGGTTCGCCTTGATCAGCTCGCGCTTGAAGTCAGCCAACGAGCCGCGGTAGCCGGCCTGCCTCATCTCGTCGTGGATCGCCGAGATGAAAACGCCTTCGCGGCCGTACCGCTGCGCCGGGCCATCGCCGATCCGCGCGATCGCGTCGTGGACGTCCTGCGCGAAGCCGGCGAGCGGGTCCAGTGCGGCGCGGCGCCCCCTGCCGGCGGGCAAATCTGCGAGCAGTCGACCGGTAATGTCTCGACTGCTCTGCTGTGGCTTGTAGCCGTCCCCTGCGGCTCTAAAATTTACCGCTACCGGAGCATCCGTGCGCGCAGCGACCTGCAGTCTGTGGTTGCCGTCCTCAACGTACATCCTGCCGTCTTGGGTGACGCGAATATCAATCGGCTCGAGCCTTACCTCTCCAGCTCGAGCCTTGATCATGCTCGATAAATGCTCTGGGTGTATCTCGTTGCCGATGACGCCACGATGTGCCAGTTCGCTGGGCTTTACGACGTAGGTGCTATTCTCGACGATCTCGTCGGCAGTCTTTGGGACCCCTCTCAAGATCGAGAAGTCACGGTGCGTTTCCATCCGTGGCCCGATCGTGAATCCCGGCGGCATCTGACTCTCTGCCAGCTCTCGCGCACTGTTCCGATCGAGCTGAGTCACAGTCCCGTCTGGATTGCGTACTTCAAATTTCCCCTCGCTGGGCCGACCAACACGCTTGACCTCGAGCGAACCGGACTTCGCAGCCGCGCCACGGGCCACCATTTCCTTGGAGGGCTCGTAGCCATAGCTCCACTTCACCTTGATTGGCGCGTCGGCCTCGATGGCGGCCTGCAGGCGATGTCGGCCGCCTTCGACCTGGATCTTGCCACTCTCGGATACGACGAGGCTGATCGGCTCACGCTGACCCTCGGCAATCGCCTTGCGAGCGTTCGATGTGCGTGTGGCGTCGAGATGCCCGCCTGGCGGCTCGTAGTAACCCCGCTCGGCGATGTCGCGAGCTGGAACCGTGGACTCGATGTAGTCCACCTTTGCTTTCCGCAGCGTCGTGTAGCTGGGTATCTCTGCAGTCTTTGGCGGCTCAACCTGCACCCTTGCAGCCCTTGGCGCACGCGGAGCGGCTTCGACTTGGCGCTTGACCGCCTCCATCTCGGCCTTGGCCGCGTCATATTCCTTGAGGGCCTCGACGAGGTCAGGCTCCTTGCGTGCCTGCCGAGCGATCTCGCGCTTTGCGGCGAGGTCGAGGCCCTCAGGCGTGAACGGACCGACCTCGCCGGGTATCTGCCCCGCGGCGATCTTCGCCTTGGTCTCTTCGAGCAACTGCGTCGCCTTGCGCTCGGCCTCGAGTCCCGACGTCGAGATGGCCTCCGCGAGCGGGTGCGGCTCGCCGGACATCACGGTCCAGTGCACGCGTGCAGGCTGGCCGTGCTCGGCCGCTGCCTTGAGCGCCTGTGGGTTCGCCCGCACGACGACCTTGCCGCTCGGTGAGATCGCCAGCACCGTCGGCAAGGTCTTGTCATTCAGCTCCGTCGACACCGACGACCACTTGGACGCCGTATCGTTGAAGACACCATGCGCAAGCAACTCGTCAGTTGGAACCGTTTGCGTAATAGCCGGGGCGCGGATCTCGCGTAGATGCGCCTCGAGCGCATCGTGCTCCGGGATCCCGCGCTGCACGGTATCCGCGGTCTCCTGCAGGCTGTTCCTGACCTCGAGCAGATCGGCCCGCGCCTTCTGGGTCGCCAGCTCCGCCGCCTCGCGCGCCTGCTGCGCCGTCGATAACTGCGCGCGCGCCGCCTCCGCCGCCGCTTCCTGCGCCTCGAGCGTGGCCTGCGTCGACCTCGCCAGCTCCTGCTCGGCGGTCAGCGCCGCGCCCGTGCCGCCCTCGGCAGTCCGGGCGAACAACCGGCGCGCCGCGATCGTGCCGCGCTCGATGCCATGCGTCACCGCGCCCGCGGCGGCGCCGAACTCGAAGCCGTGGCCGAGCGCGCCCGCGAGCCCCTCCGCGGTCAGTTCGCGGTCGCCGAGCGCGACGTCGGAGATGTACGAGCCGGCGGCCTGACCGGCGCCCTCGATGCCCGAGTACGCCGCGACCTTGGCGGCGCCCTCGAGCCCGCCAATCGCGCGCCCGGCTTCGGCGCCACCGGCCGCGAAGCGACTGAGGTAGCCGGCGGGGGTTGCTTCGAGCGCCCGCGCTCCGAGGCTGGCCGTGGACTCGGGCAGTGACGCACCGCCGCTGACGAGCGCCGGGGCGACAAGACCGGCGATCTCGCCGACACCGGCGGCGATCGGGTGCGCGGTCCGCTCTGCTCGCAGTTGTTCGCGCTCGAGGTCGGTCGACAGCGCCGACGAGACGACGTCCGACGCGCCGAGTGTCAGCCCCGACCAGAAGCCGCGTGCGCCCGCGTTCGCGGTACCGAGCGCACCGCCGTCGTCCGGTGTCGCGGCGCGCGTCACGGCGCCGAATGTGGTCTCGGGCTCGTAGCCGCGATCGGCGTAGAACTTGACGTCCTCGTCGGCGACCTCGATGGCCTGGCCGTCCTTGTTGCGCATCAGGACCGGCATCAGCGCACCTTCCTGGCGTTGATCAGATCCGCGACAGCTCGGACAGCATCCTTGTCGCCACTGATTGCGCGCCGCCCCAGTTCAGCCTTAGACGCCTCGTCGCCGCCGAGCGCGTTCTGCTTAAGGATGCCGACCGACGTGTTCTCGAGAACCGTCTGCTCTCGACCGGAGCGCGCCGTGGCGAGTGGCTTGGGTAGCCGGGCGAACGCCTGCTTCTGCAGCTCCGGTGCATGTTCGCCGAGCGCGTCGAGCACGGGGCCGGACAGCGACTGCCGATCCGAGGACGCAAGACCGATCAGCGTGTCAGCCGCTTTCTTCGCGCGCGTGCGCGACGCCTCATCGGTCGCGCCGACGTTCTGTTTGTACGCGAGGATGTTCGCCTCGACGGCCTTGGCTTGCGTGTCATTGAGGCCGGGGATGTCGAAGACGTCGCCGCGACCGGTGGCCCTCTGCTCGGCGTTGATCTCGCGGCGGCGCTTCGGATCCGACGGGTTGCCGGACAACGCCGCCCACGTGTTCTGCGGGTTGAGGTAGCTGTCCGCCGCCGTGCCTACGGTATCGAGCGCACCCTTGCCGGTGCGGCCGGCGCCCTGGATCTCTTCGCCGGGGGTCGGCTGCGCGAGCGCGTCGGCGGCGGCCTGGCCTTCGGGGGTCAGATTGGCCGCTTCGTCGCGACGGATCTTGAACTCGCCGCGGAAGCCTTTGCCGCGTAGCTCGTTTCGCGTCATCTGCTCGACGCCACTGACGAGCGAGTCGAGTCGAGCCGCTTTGTCGGGCGAACCGAACAGCGACGAGACGTCCGCCGCGGTCAGCTTCGACGGATCGCCGCCAGTCGCCGATTCGATGTACTCGGCATCGCTGCCACTGAGCACGCCGAGTTTCCACGCGTTCTTCAGATACATGAGCAGGGCTGTGCTCTTTTCCTGCATCTCGGCCTTGGCTGCCGACGAGGTGAACTCGTTGCCGTACTTCTGGCGCAGGAGCTTGATCTCGTCGGCCGTGCTCGCGATGGTCTGCGCCGTCGAGGCGAGCGAGGAAACCTCCTTGCGCTCGTCCTTGCCAACGCGCCATGTGCCGGTGGTTGATGCCTCGATGCGCAGCTCCGCCGCCTTTTGCGCCTCGGCATCAGCTCGGGCCGCGAGTGCCGAACGCCTACCTGGATCCTGCTCCCTGTCAGCGGCGGCGCGGAACTGCTCGGCGGTGGCCTGATGGCCCTCGGCTTCCTTCGCGACCTTCGCGCCCTCGGGCTGAAGTAGATAGCTTCCGGTGGCCGGGTCTCCGATGCCGCGCTCCTCGTTGTCTTTGAGCGCAGCTGCAGCCGCGGCGGCCGTCTTGCCGGGGTGCGCGAGCCTGACCGCCTCAAGATCGTTCGCTTCCTTGATGTCAAACTGCCGCTTCTTCTCAGCGAAGTCCTGTTGCCAGCGGCCCTGCTCGAGGTTCTGCCCGCGGAGCTGCACGCCCACGCTCTGCGCATGCATCTGCAGCTGGTCCTTGCGAGCCTGCTCGGCCTGGATGCGCTGATACGCTGTCGACGCGGCCTGGTTTTCCGACGCAGCTCGCTTCTGCTGGATGTCAGCGAGCAACATGTCCGCGTTCGCCTGCGCACGTGGCGCGCCGAGCTTTGTCTTGAGCGTTTCGATGCCGCGCTGGGCCTGTTGCAGCGCCGCATCGCGGAGCACGTCCATCGTCTGTAAACGGTCGGCACCGTTCGCGCGCATCATGGCGATCGTCTTGTCGGTCTCGGCGAGGTCGCCGCGGCCCTTCTCGATGTCGGCCATCTGCGCGGCGACCTTGCGGTCGATGGACGCGTAGAACGCCCTGAGGGCCGGGTTCTCGCCGGTCGACTGCGGTGCCGCCCGACCGCCGATCGCGGCCGTGATCGCTGCGTCGCGGTCGACCATGGCGGTTCCGATCGCACCGAGAACGATGCTGATCATCGACAGAACAGGATGGTCCGCGGACCGGTCGATCTTCTTGTCAGCGAGCGCCTTCGCCGCCATCTGGCGCTCTTGCATCGCCCTGTCAAGCTGCGCCTGCTGTTGCTCGGCGACCTTCGCGCGCTTCTCGAGCTCGGCCTGTGCCTGCGCGTCGCGCGCGGCCATCGCTTGTCCGATCTGCGTCGCAGCATCGGCGTCTACCATGGCGCCAGTGCGGACTGCCGCGGCCTGCTGGTCGTACCCGGCGTTCTCCGCGGCGAGTCCACCGGCCACGCCGCGCTTGGCCAGCTCGGCATCGGTGGGAGGCTTCGGCGTGTTCACGGGTCCCGGCTCGGGCACCTGCGCAGGCGACGTCACCGGCCCGCGAGGCGGCGCGGGCGTGGGGCCGGTCGGCGCCGACTGGCTCGGCGCGGTCACGGGGCCCGGCGGCGGCGCGGGCGCGGCAACCTCCGGCACTGGGGCCGGCGGCGGGCCGGGCGCGGCGCCGCCAAGCGACGGCCCCAGGCTCTGCTGCAGCGGGGCCACCGGCTGCAGCCCGGGGAACTGCTGCGCGAGCTGCGCGGGCAACGTCAGCCGTCGCCCATCGGGCGTCTGCACGTTGACCATGTCTGTGCCGAACAGGGCCATTACTTCGACTTGCCCTCCACCGCAGAGAGCCGCTCATGGAGTCGAGCCACACTGGCGAGCGCCGCCGATGCCGCCTTACCGATGTCGAAACCCAGCTTGTCGTCGACCTTGACCATCACGGCGCGACCCATTTTGGATTTCTCGAGGTCCTGCGCCATGAAGCCGAGCCGCATGCCGCGGCCCCAGCGCTCCTCGTCGCGATAGCGGTACTTCTTCGCGCCGCCGAGCGAGGACATCAGTTCGTCGGCGTCCTTGCCGCCGTCGGCGATGTCCGTCTTGAGCCGCTCGTCGGAGATGCCCTTGAAGATTCCGGCCAGGATGCCCTTGTCCGCCGACTTGACTTCGGCGCCCTTCAGCTGCGCGTCGATCGTCGCTTGGTCCCACCCCAATTGCTGCCCGAGCGCTTGGATACGCGCCTGGTCATTGAGCGAGGTCTGCGCAAGCTGCGCTTGCTGATTCGCGAGCGCGGCCTGCTGGCCGAACGTCCCCTGTTGCAACATCGCTTGTTGCTGCAGCTGCGCATTCTGCGCGGCGACGTTGGCGTCCTGCCCGTACATCGCGCCGTAGAGTTGTCCCTGCTGGCCAAGCGCTGCTTGCTGATCGGCCATCTGCGCCTGCGCCGCCTGCCCTGCACCGGCCATACCGATGTCGGCGGTGTTCCGCGCGGCGGAGCGATACGCCAGGGCGGCGTTGGCGCCCCGAGCCATGTGCGCCGCCGCGGCCTGCGCGGCAGTCGCCTGACTCACCTGACGGTTGACCGCGAGCTCGCCGGCGCCGGCCTGCTGACCCGATGCGATGGCCCCGAGATTGTTCGCGACGCCCATTGCACCGCCACGCGACTGGTCCATCTGGCCGCCCGCGAGCTGCGCGGCAGGGTCGAGTTGATACGCCTGCGTCTGTGGTGCCTGGCGATTGGGGGCGCCGGCCGCGATCTGACCGAGCTGACCGGTGACGGCGTTGTACTGCTGTGGTCCCTTGGGGAGCGCGGAGGACGCATCACCGCCGACAAACCAGTTGTGCACATTGCCCAGCCAGTCGCCGAGATTCCAGCTTGATTTCACATCAGCCATGTCACGTACTCCTCGAGGCCTGGAATGGCCGCGGTGCGGACGCCTTGACGCCGCCGGTGATAACCAACTCGGTCAGTTCGAACGACGCGCCGAGAAACCCATTCGCCTCGAAGTCCTCGAAGCGGAGCTGGATCGACTGGCCCTTCTCGTTGAGGCCGAGGCGCCACTGATACAGTCCCGGCGCGGTGCCGCCGTACGGTCCGTCACCGTACTCGCCGTCGCCGTAGCCAGTGCCGACGATCGACTCGACGCCGATAGGCGCGGCGTTGCCGCCGGTGATCCATCCGGTGCTGTCGCTCTCGCCGGTGGCGTCGAGCCAGTACGAGTCCGTCCAGCCCGGCGTGTAGTCGGTCTGGTACTGGATGCCGAACTGATGCGCTGACACCCACGTGCCGAGGACATGCAGGTACCAGAAGCGCTGAAAGCCCTGGAGGTGGCCGACCATGTGGAGCCACGCCGTCTCGAGCCGTAGCCGGATGCGCGTCCCCGCATCGCTGTAGATGCCCGGCGTCTCGCGGAACACGCGACCATCAGCGCGCACGTAGTGGTACGTGTTGCTAACCACGGCGGCGTCGAGGCCCTCGTGGTTTGAGAACGTCGACCACTGGCCAAAGAGGTAGTCATAGAGCAACGACAGCCCCGAGTCGGTCAAGAACAGCACCGCGGTTCGGTCAGGCAGCGTCGTTGCGCGCACCACCCGCTGCGCGTTGTAGGCCTCGACGGGTGCCCCCACGTACTGCACGGTCCCGTCGCGCGCGAGCAGGTGAATGCCCTTGCTCGACTGGTACATGAAACCAGCCGGGGTGATCACGATCGACGACGGGTTGGTGCAGCCGGCATCTCCAGGGAGAAGCTGCGGCGTCGTGAATCCGCTCGTGGCGGTGTCGCCGTTGGGGAGGGGCCCGTCACCGGCGAACGTGAAGATCGCATCGCGCTTCCAGGCGAAGCCACGCCCGTCGGCGAACGCGATCGCCGTGACGTCACCGCCGAACGGATCGGTCCGGATCGTCAAGTCCGGTGGGATCTCGACGCCGAATCCATCGTCGAGTGGCTGGCTGAAGCGGATGACATTGCCGTCGCTGGGGTCGGTGAAGAACAGCCGCGACTGTCCGCGCGCGACGACAGAGCCGAGAGCCGAGGGGTCATTGCTGAGGATGCCGCCGTCCGTGTACAGCTCCTCTTGCGTCGCCAGCGTCACGTCGCTCATGCGGTCCACGAACGTCACCGTGTCGACCGTCGTGTCGTTGGCCACGTAGCCGTTGGGACCTGACGCCGAAGGATCGAGCGACGTGACGCGAAATAGCTGCGCCGTCTTGCCCGTCTTCGCCGCTTCGGTGCGTGCGACGCAGATGCGCACGTTCGCCTTGCCGGTGACACGCAGCGTCGGCAGCGTGTGCGTGACCTGCGTGTCGCCGCCGCCCATCGTGACGACCGTGCCGATCGACGTCGGGCCGCGGTGCACCTCACCTTGCGCGTCGGTCCACTCGTACCAGTAGCGGTACTCGTAGGTCGTGCCGCTGGTGAGGGAGCCGCCGGCCGCGGGCACGGTCGCCACGAGCTCGGGGCCGAAGTGGAAGCCCTGCTCACTCCAGATCGACCCGTCGTAGTGCTGCGGGCACGCCCCACCGAGATACAGCCCGCGGCCGAGCTGCGCGTACTGATGACTCGCGTCGGAGGCGAAGTCCATCGTGAACAACCGCAGCGACGTCTCGCGGAACTTGTCGTTGTTCTCGGTCGTCAGCCGCACGCGCCACGGCAGCGCGAAGAGCGCGACGCTGCCGAACACGTGCACGTTCGACAGGTGCGGGCGCGTCGGCGCACCGGCCGCGGCGGCGGGGACATGACGACCGACGCAGACTGCATCGGCCAGTCGCAACGTCAGGTACGTGTTGAAGTACGTGGTGTCATGAACGAACACAGCGAACACATCGGCATCGATCGCGTATGCGCGCGACGCGAGACCGACTGAGCGGATCGTGATTCCGGCCTGGAAGATCGCAGCCGGGCTATAGCGCTGCGCAACGACAAATCGGTTGCTCGCCGCGACAGCGGACTCCTCCCACGCGACCCAGATCAGCACGGTGGAACTGGTCGCACCGGTTGTCGCCAGCGCGATACGCTGCACGCTCACGGCCGTGTACCCCGATCCGGCGTTGATGAACAAGATCGCCGTCGATGCATCACCGCCAAAAAACGTCGCGATGGTCGCCGCCAGCGACGCGGGAACGTATGCGAGAGTCAGACGATCGTTGATGCCACCATCGATGAACGTGTAAGCGATAGCGACAGGTGTCGTCGCTGAACGCGCAGCCGCAAAGGTCAGGATCGACGGATGGCCGGTAAGCGGGCCGCCCAGCACTCCGCTCTGATCGACATAACCGAACCGGATCGCCGTGGTCGCGGACTCCACCCACGCGATGGCCGCCGGGGTTCCGGTACGCGTCGTCGAACACGCGTCGTAAACCGGATTTGTCGCCTCCAGATCGTCCGTCAGGATAGCCGGAGTCACTGCCGCGCCCGGCGCCTCCGGACTGATGACCAGCACCATCAGTCGCCGCATCGACGGCACCGCGTAATAGACGTGCAAGTTCGGACCGCACGGCACACACCGCGGTGAGCGGCCGACGGCGTCCGCTTGAGTCGGCGCGCGTAGGATCCGCTCCGTCGTCGTGTCGGTGACGCTCCACCACACGCCGCCGCGGCTGTCCTCCCATGCGGCCACGGTGACGCCGGCCAGCGAAGCCTGGTCCGGCATCGTCTGCTGGGTGCCCGTGGCGACCAGCGGCCGATCGGTCGCGACCACCGAGAACACGGCACCGGCATCCGAGGTGGAGCCGTCGGACTGCAACGAGGTGCTGCGGGTGCGGGTGAACGCCAGTAATTCGTCATCGCGCGTCGCGGTACGAATCGCGCCGTCGATGTCGGCGATAGACTCGTAACCGTTACGCTTCTTGATCGAGATCGCGCGCGTAAATACACCGTTCTCGAGTGCGAGCAGGCGGACACTCGGCACCGCCTTGGGATCGGACTTGGTCTCGACACCCCCGGCGAATTGGACGCGGACCGGCGGCCCCTCACGCAGGGTCACAGTTGACCTCCGCGTGGGCAGTGCTCAAGATGGCGGGATGAAGCTGCTGGTGATGGCGATACTGCTGAGTGGGTGTGTTGACGACGTACCCGAACCGACCGTTGACAACGTCGCGATCTGCGCGGAGGTATGTCCGGACGTCGGCTGCTTGGTCATCAACGACGCCGAGGTGCCGTGCAACCCGGGCGAAGACGTCCGATTCTCGTGCGACTAGCTTACGGGTGGTCATAGTCCACCTCAACCACGATCAAATTGCAGGTATCAGTCCCGGATACCGCATTGATAATCAGGTAGTAAGCGACTTGGCTGGCGATTGTCACAGTCGCCGTGAGGGTGAGCGTCTGTCCACCCGCCCCCGCGCCCGCGCCGGACGACGTATTCGAGTTTCCGAGGTTGGTCCTGGTCAGCGAGGCCACCGCCTGAGAGATCAGCGACGCGCGGATCGTCGTCGGACCGGTGGAGCTGTCGAGCACATACGAACGAATCGCGCTGATCCTGTCCCCGACATTCAGACAGATGGGGATGACGATCCCATTGCTGGGAGTGAAGCTTGCACCAGTGGTGCCGACCCCGCCGCCATAGACTATGGTGCCCCCTGACTGCACCACGGCCATCGACGGAGGGATTACCAACGTAACGGTGCCATGCTTGAATGTTCCGGTGCCGCTGACCGTTACGTGTTGATTCGCTGCCGCGGTCACGCCAGCGGTCGCCGTGATAAGCCCGGTCACTCCGAGCGTTCCGCCAACGGTCGCTGATCCGGTCACGCCGAGCGTCGTCCCAACGGACAGCGAACTCGAGAGCGTGACCGCATTGGCCACCGTGTTGCTCGCCGTGAGCACACCGGCCGAGTCCATCTGCACCAGCGAGGTCGACCCCGGCACGGCCAGTGGCATCGTGAGCGTGTACGAGCCAGCAAGCGCGGCCGGCGCCGCGAGACCAACGAACACAGTGTCCGACGTCCCTGTCTCGAACAAGCGGACGTCACCGCTGGCCAGTCGGGCCCAGCCGACGCCCGCGTTCTGCTTGAACGTGTACCTGTCGCCAGCATCGTCGAACGCGACCGCCGCGGCGACCGCCGTGTAGTCGCCGCCGATGCCGCCGGTGAACGCGGCGACGTTGAGCGCGTTGCCCGAGGTCAGCTTGACGTTGGTTCCGGCGTTCGAGCGCCAGTAGAGCTCGTTGTCGGCGGCGTTGACGAACAGGCTCTTGTTCGACGAGGACAGCGCGACGATCGATGCGAACGTGATCCGATGCAGGCCGATCGGCGCGTACAGCGAGCCGAACGTCAGATCCGCGTTGATGTTGATGCCGCTCGTCGGAACCGCGGTGCCCTTGCCCGTCGAGTGATCGTGAGCGTCAATGAGCCCGAGGTCGGCGTCGATCGAGTCGTCCCACACACCAGCACCCGACGGCCCGCGCGTCGGCAGGGTCAACCCCATCTGAGGAAGAGTCGTCACCAGACCTCCAACCGCGCGCCGGGTTGAGCGACGCCGATGACGGTGATCCAGACCTCGAGATCTGGCTTCGTGTTGCTGGCGTCGATCGCATGGGCGAACGCCGCGTTAGCCACCGTCGCGGTAAGCGTGTAGCCGACCACCGCGCGCCCGAGGCCGTGCCGGATGACGTTGCGTCCGACGACGAGATCGGCGGTCAGCTGCGCACGCGACCGCGCCTCTTGCAGCCTGATGACCGCCGCACCCACGGCGTCGAACGCGCGCTTCGTCGCCGGGTCGTCCACGTCGGAGATCCCGAGCGCCGCGACCGGTCGCATTGCCGGTGGCCTACGCCCCGCCATCAGCGCCACCTCTCGTCGCGATCGAAGTCGTCGTATCCGCTGTCGCGGAGCACGAGATACTCCGGCTCCTGCGCCTTGCGCTGCGACGCGCCGCGCGTGATGCGCGCGCGCTGGATGTCGAGCTGCTGCTGCCAGGCGCCCGGGTCACGCTCCTCGTTGAGCGCGAGCCGAACGAGCGCACCGTAGACGGTGTACTCCTCCCAGCTGTTGAAGAACGCCCGCTGTGTGCTGTCGAGCGTCGGCGCGACCGGTGTGTACGTGACCCGCAGCGTGTAGGCCGCGTCGGGCGTCGGAAACAGGTCAGCGCCGCGGAACGTCAGCCGGTATGCGCACGGGCGACCAGGTGTCGACGAGAACCAGTTGCGCTCCGCGATGCCGACCTGCTCGAGGCCGATGTAGTCGCTGCCGTCGAGTCGGTCGATGCCCCGGACCCGCCACGTCCCATCGGGCAACGCCACGAAGCCGACAGATGAGGTCGTGGTCACCGTGTCGTTCGTGTCGAAGTACCCTTCGTTGGTGTCGACGACGAGCTCGTACCACTCGGCGAACGCAGCCTGGATCTCCGTGGTCAGGTTCGCGTCGGGGAAGCGGAGGACGTTGCGGTAGTCGCCACGGAAACGGATGATCGAGATGAGGTCCGCAAGGTTCTTCGTCAACGGATCCCCTCCGAGTGAGGACGCGAGCGGCGAAGCGAGGTCGCTCACAGCGTGTCTCCGAGTACGATCCACCGCGACAACGACGGGCTGTAGTACAGCTCTGCGGCCGTCGCGGCGGTCAGTGTGGTGTTGGCCGCGCCGCGGCCGATGATCCGGTTGCCGGCGACCGACAACACGTCCTGGTTCGTCAGCGTGATGTTCTGGGCGCCGCCGTTGTAGATCCACAACTTCCGACCAGCGATGCCGGTGGCGATGCCGGTGATGTTGACCGCGCCCGAACTGGTCAGGACCAGGACCACGGCATCGACCAGCCCGGCCGGACTGTAGTCGTTCTGATTTGTCGTGATCTGTGCGGGCGCCAGCTCGTTGCTCGCGCGAAGCCCCTTGCCGACGACGAACGCATCATCGGTCGCCAGCACCGGCGCCGCCTTGCACCACGTTCCCGGGTTGCCGGCGACGACGCAGACCCACTCGGCGAAGCCACCGGCCGCTGGATCCAGGACCATGCAACGGTCGCCGAGCTCGACCGTGCCCAGGCTCGGAGCGGAGGCGCTGGAGCTGGTCTGCACCGATCGCGCGAGCCGCAACCGGGTCACCTGCCCGGACGGCTTGTTGGGCGTGGTCAACCAGACTTCGCCGACCTGGCCTTCCTGCGACAGCTGGATGCTATCCGCGCCGGCCGATGCGCCGAAGGTTTTGAAGAAGAATCGGCTCTCGGTGGTCAGCTGTGTTCCGGACGGACCAGTTGAGTAAATGCTGATCGATGGGTTGCCGGCCCCGAGGTTGGTGAACGTCTTCGCGATCGTCAGCGTCGAGGTGATGTCGCGAATCGAGATCTGGGTGTCTCCGTTCGTCGGCGCCTGCGAGGCCTGAACGCCAACGATCGCATCGAGGTTCGTGATCGAAAACCCGACCGGAACCGCGGGGCTCGCGACGAAGAGCCGATGGCACTTACCGACGGAGACGGCGTACTTGGTGTGGTACGGGTTGCCGACGATATCGGTCAAGATCATCGGCTCGATCACACTGCAACCCTCGACCGACGCCGTGACCGGCGCTCCACCCGGCGACGAGATCGAGCCGCCCGAGCCATAGCCGGCGACCTCTCCAGCCGAGACGAACGAAAGCTGATCGACACCAGCATAGCCAGTCGCCGACAGGTGCTCGAACCACGGACGGACGATCTCGACGCCCGCCGATCCCTGACGGATCTCGATCGCTGCGGCGGTCGTCGTGCCACAGCCGATGAACTGCGCGTCGACGATCCGTGGCTGGCGCGCGCCATCGATCGTGAGCGCCCGGTCGCACGAGAACGACATCAGCTGATAGAGCGATAGCTGATCGGACCGCGGGCCGATGTAGAGGCCGAATTTCGAATACAGCGACACCACGTTGATGAAGCTGTTGATGTCGCTCTGGATGCCGACGAAGCTCGCTTCGAAAGCCTCGAATCCAACATTGCGAAACACGAGCCCGCCGGCTCGCCAGTCCCAGATGCCGTATGCGCCAGCCTTGTACACCGAAGCGCCGCCGGGGTTCGACGCCATCGACGAGTCAGGCGCGCCGTGCGAGATCCAGATGTTTTCGAATGCCTGGTCTTGCGGCCCGTCATAGTCGCTTGCACTCCACGCGTGCCCGTTGTCGGTGCCGATCTGGATGCATGGCCCGGTACCGAAGAATTGGATCTCCGTGCCGTTGATGCTGTTGCGGACGCCGCAATCACCGACGATGCGGTGATTGCGGTCCGTGATAAGTAGCGTCGAGGTGACCTTGTACTTGCCCTTGGGCAGATACAAGGTGCGCCCCGGCGACGCCGTGATCGCTGCCTGCAGTGCCGCCGTGTCGTCTGCGACGCCGTTGCCAACCACGCCAAAGTCCTTCGCGGCCATCCACCCGTCGCGGATGACCGTCCGGATATCGCCGAGCGCCGTGAACACCGCGTTGGCGTCCTCCGCGCTCCATTGGTTGGACGCGTTCGTGACCGGCTTGATGTTCGTCTTCGAGCCGGGCAGCGGAACGTCGTCGTAGACGAAGTTCGTCACTGGCTTACGACATCACCAGGGTGTTGTTGCCGATGATGTCCCACGCCGTGCCGTTCCATCGGCACGTGGCGAAGTTCGTCACCGCGCCCATCGTGCCGAGGGTCGTCGCCGCGGCGCCGGCCTGTGTACGCCCGGTGATCGAGATGGTTCCCGACGGAATCGATGCGGCCGTCGAGACGTTGACGGTCATCACCTCGCCGATCGCCGACCCGTTGGGAATGCCCTTCGTGGTCGTGCTCGCTACTGTGCCCGTCACTGAGCAGAAGTAGTTCGACTTGAGGTTGACGCCGGTCAGGACCGTGGTCCCGATGACGACCTCGTTGGCGGCGCCGCCCGCTCGAACGATATCGACCGCTCGCCACTTCAGCCCCGACGTGGCCACGAGATCCACGCGCTGACCGGCGGCGTCGAATAGAAACGTCGACGAACAGACGAATCCGGCGGTGTCGTCCGGACTGGTGATGGTCAGCGTCGCCAGTGGCGTCGAGGCGGCCGACACGCATCGGATGCGCTTCTTCTGGCCGATCACCGTCGGCGCGGCCAAGGTGAAGGCCATCGTGCCGCTGACGGTCAGCGCCGTCTCGTACGACGCGGTGGACAGCGCGCCGGCCGCGGAGAGCGCCTCGACGCCGCCGCCGAGTGCCTCGCGGAGTCCGTCGATGGTGCCCTGGTCGAAGTTCCCGACCGCAAAAAGTTGAGTCTCGGTCAGCATGTTACTTGTTCTTTCCCGAGTTGCGAACAACCCAGTCGAGGGTGATGGTGTCGGTGGTGGCGAGGTCGGTCGGCGTCGAGCCCACGTAGGTCTCGAGTGCGCCGGTACCGGTCGTGATGTCGATCGACGCGAACTGCGCGACGAGTCCATCGGTCGTGGCGATGAACCCGAACACCGGCGCGCGCTTCAGCTCCGGGTAGACGTAGCGAAACGTCACCGTGTACTTGCCCGCGCCGGTGCGCGCGGCCGAAACGATCTCGCCGTTGAGCGCTTCCTGTGCGCTCATCGTGAGGTCGCCAGCGCCACCGCCGACCAGCGTCGCGTACAGCACCTGTACGCAGGTCCGCGGTGTCTCCACCGGACTCGTGGTGCGATTGCCTGAGCGCGCCATATCAGTTGCTCGCGTTGATCTGCGCCGACCCGTTCCAGCCGGGTGCGCTGTTGCCGAGGTTCTGGTACGAACCGAGCCGCGCTTCCGCGCTGTCCTCGTTCTGCGACGGCTGCAGCCGGTTCCCGGTGTAGCTCTCGCCGAGCCAGTTGATCAAATCACCGGTGTGCCACAGCGTCCACGTGTCGAGCTGCAGCGCGTGCAGGCGGTTCGACGGGCAGTTGCGGTCCGGGTAGATCTTGACGGTCCGCCCGCCGACGATCGCCTTGTAGCCGGAGAACCCGACGATCAGATCGCCGGTCTCGGACCGCATGTTCGTGGTCAGCTCGCCGATGATGCGCATCTTCGAGTTGCTGATCAGCTCGAGATCGCTAAGTGACTCCGGGTTGGCGAGACAGTGCGAGGTGTTTCCGCCGTACTTGCCGATCTTGCCGACGAGCTTGATGATGACCTCGTCGAGTCCGCCGAATGCTCGCCCGTCGAGGAACACGCCACCGAGGTAGACCGGCGCGGTCGAACGCGTGACGCCGTTGAACGACGCCGCGAGCTTGGTCGTACGGTTGTCGACCGGGATCCAGTCCTCGAGTCCGGCCAGGCAAGCGTTGTAGTCGCCGCGCTGGAAGACGAACGATGAGGTCGTGATGCCGGCGATCTTGACGCCTAGGTTGTCGGCGATCGTGACCGTGCCGGCCTCGTGGTCGACCGCGGTCACGGTCGTGGTGTCTCCGCCGTCGAGGAGCGAGCCGGTACCGTCCGTGGTGCTGAACTGCAGCACCTGATTGATGTGGAAGTTGAACACCGAGGCGTTGTCGGTGAATGACAGCGTCGTGGTGTTCGTCGACGAGATGGCCAGCTGGCCGATGTTCCCGCCCTGGGTGCGGTACAGCCGGCGGCCGATCTTCTCACCGAGCGACTTGAATCCGCGGTCGAACTCCTTGAGCGCCGAGACGAACGCGTCGGATTTCTTCTCGGTGCTGAACAGCAGCTCGTGGTTGATCTGGATGCGCTGGTACTGGCGCTTCCGCGGGATGATGAAGTCGGTGTACTGCGAGACGACGTTGTCCGTCATCGCATCGCCGTAGTCGGCGGACGCGCCTGATGGATTGCCGAACTCGACGGGCTGGATGTAGCGACGGCCGCCAGCCGTCATCTGGCGTTCCTTCTGGACGAAGGCAAACCACGGGTTGTCCCCGTACGATTGCTCGAGGATCTTGTCGGTTGTGTAGACTTCTTTGAGGACTGCGTCTTGATTGCTGAGAGAGAATGCGGTCACGTTGGTGTGCTCCTTGGTGAGGAGCACCGCGAGTCAGAAGCCGGTCAGGTCGCGCCGTCGAGTAGCCGTCGAGCGATCGCCAGGCGACGCTCCTTTTCGTTTCGGTACTTCGGTGGTGTGTCGCTGGTCGGTGCTGGCTTGGCTGCCGGAGGTGTCGCCGGGGCGACACTCGCGCTCGCGTTCGTGATCGTCCGGACCCCGTTGCTGGGTAGGTCCACTTTGCTGCCGCTCGAGTCGCTTGCTTGAGTTGGCGGTGCGGTGCTGGTAACAGGGGTACGAGCCTTGACGATCTTGTCGGCAAGGGCTTGGTAGTGGGTCTCGATCTTCTTGCTGACCTCGTCGATCAGCTTGTCGTCAGGGGTGTTCGGGTCGAGCTCGCCGAGCTGGATGCCGCGCCGGATGCCGTGCCACAGCAGCTCCTCGGGCTTGCGGCCGTCGAAGTCCGGGGCGAGGGCCATCAGGAGCGGGTAGCGCTCGGCGTGCTTGCCGGCGGCGAGCAGCGGGGCGATCTTCGCCGCCATCTCGGCGGTCTGCTTCGCCTCCGGCGCCTCGGTCGGCTCCGGTGGCTTGGCGGTCTCCGCCGCGCGCTCGCGCCGATCGCGCTCCATCAGCTTGCGGGTCCGCAGCGCCTCGCGCTGGGCTTTGCGGGCGTCGTCGAGCGAGACGCCGAGCTCCTGCTCGGTGAGGTCCTGATACAGGCCCTTCATCTCGGCGTCGACCGCTTCATGCTTCGGGTCGTCGACGCCGATCGCCGTGGCGATGAGCCGTCGGATCGACGCAATGGGCGACTCGAGGTAGCCACGCTCGGCCTCGTCCAGCGCCTTGTCGCGCGCGCTGGGCTCGCCGCGGGCGGACCGGGCCCGGACGCTCTCGAGTTCGGCCAGCAGCTTGGCGTTGTGCTGGGCGAGTCGGTCGGCGCGGGCGATGTACTCGGCGGCCGGGTCGGCGGGTGTAGGCGTGGCCGGAGTCTCGGACGCTGGCGTGGCTGGCGCGGGCGCCGCGGCTGCCGCCGGAGGCGTCTCTGCGGGCGCGACCGGCGGCGAATCGTCGAGCTTGGCGAGCAGCTTCTGGGCGGTCTCGCTGAGCACGCGGCCACCGCCGCGGCTGTTTACCGTGACGTCCTCGGCTTCTCCGCGAGCGCCGCCGGCCGGCTTGGCGGTCAGACCACCGACAACCATGTCCTCGACGATCGAGCCGCGCGCGGTGCGCGGGCCGGAATCACGGCCGCGCGCGCCGGAGCCGAGCGGTGCAACCTCGTCTTCGGTGGTAACGCCTTCGGTCACTCGTCACCCTCCGGCTCGGTCGTCAGTACCGCGCGCATCCACGCCGGCTGCGCGACCCGCGGGATGTTCGCCAGCGAGTCGGCCTCGCCCCAGTCGGTGTCTTCCGCCGCGAGCGCCAACTGCATCGGCCCCGGCGCGAGGTTGCGCGCGCCGTCGACGTCTTCGGCGCGACAGTTCCAGTTGACCTTGACCCAGAGCGGACGGATGGCGCGGGACTCGTCGCGCTGGACGATGATCGTGTTGATGTCGTCGATGAGTTTCATGCTGCCATCTGCATCGGAGGTTGAGGCGGTGCGCCGATCGGCATCGGCGGTGGAACCGGCCCTTGCGGCATCAGCGGCACGCCACCAGGGAGTGGCTGCTCAGCCGGGGCCATGCCAGCGGCCGGCATCGGCATCGGCGGCGGGTTCTTCTTCTTCAGCGCGTCGACGACGAGGTCAACGTACTGGCGATAGCGCTCCTCGACAGCCGGAGGTGCCTTCTCGCACTGGATCCAGTTGTAGTAGGCCGTCGCGATCTTCAGCTCGACATCGAGGTCGTTGTACTGCTCGGGCTGCGGCAACGGCTCGTCCTCGTCGGAGATCACGTCCATCTTGCGCAAGCAGTTCTTGATCGGCGCGAGCAGGATTCGATTCATCTCCTGCAAGTCCGGCTCGTCGAACAACATCGGCACGAGCCACTGAGGGATGACGCCGGCCTTGGCCAGCTGCTCGACGACGGCGATCTTGCCGGCGCGGGTGTCCGGGATGAAGCCGATCGGCTCGATGCGCAGCCGGTACGAACCCTCCTCGAGCGCGACCTTCGAGTAGTCGAGCTGCTGGATGGCGTCGCGGCCCTTCCACGTCGTTGCAACCCAGTTGCGTTTGGCGCCCTTGCCTTCCGCGCGACGACGAGCGACGCGCGCCGACGCGTCGATGTAACACTGCGCGCCGACGAGCCTGTACCGCGCGTAGTTCGCTTGCGGCATCCGGAACCGGTCGCTGTCGATGTCGTACTGCGTGTCGAGCGCGACGCCGCTGGCGCCGGCACCGAGCGCAGACCGCGACTCAGCGTTCGCCTTGCTCACGCCGGTGAGGTCGTAGGCCGCCTGGATGAAGCGGTCGAGCGCCGACATCTGCGCCGGGTTGTACGCTTGAGGCGCGACCCACTGGGGCGGCGTGGAGCCGTTGTACTTGAGCTTGAACGGCTGGAAGCCGGTGAGCATCTCGACGGGGATGTCGTTCGCGGCGTTCACCATGAAGAAGCCGCGGCCCGTCGCCGCGAGGTTCAACTGGATGTTGCGGACGATCTTGTTGACCTCGTGCTGGAGGTCGACCAGCTGATCGACGAAGCCCTCGGCGTAGATGCCCCAGTCAGGGTCGGTCAGCTGGAACATCGACCACGGGAACCGCGGCTCGTGCCACTGCTCGGCGACCAGCGTGCACGCGTCGGCGGTGCCGTCGATACACAACACGTGACGGCCGTCATCGGAATCGCGCAGCGTCGGCGGGTGCCACGCCTCCCACGTGTCTACGTAGTCGTCGAGGTCGCCGAGTCCGCGGCTGTCGCTGTCGACGTCGGTGTCGTCCTTGCGGCGCAGCGACGGCGGCGCGGCCTCGATGGCGTCCTTGGAATTCGGGAACAGCTCGGCGAGGTGATCGCGGGCAATGCGCTGGATGCGGATCGCCTGGCGTGGCTTGCCGTACTTGCACTCGCGGCGGTCGAACAGCAGATCGTTGAGCGGAATGCGCTCGGCGAAGATGCCGTCGTCCTGGTCGTCGATGCGCGTGAGCCCCGATCCGAGCCGGGTGCCGTCGTGCAGCGCGCGCCGGCTGAGATCGTCGAACTCACTGTCCAGCATCTGCCCGACGACGAACTCGCGGAACTTCTCGGCCTGGCGCTTCGCGTACCAGTCGCCGTCGGGGACGACGCCCGGCATCGGCCGATCCTTCGAGAGCCGGCTGCTGAACGTGTCGCAGATCGCCTTGGTGAAGTTCAACCGCGCGAACGACCGTCCACCACGCTCGAGCACCGCCAGCGCGGCCTTCTGGTTGAGCAGGTCGACGCCGCGGTAGATGCGCTCGCGCGCGAGGTTCTTCGAATGGAACGACTCCTCACGCCGGAGGAGCGCCTTGCCGTAGGCGACCAGCTTGTCGTGCACCGGCGCGCCGACCTTGAGACGGAACCAGTGTTCGTCTCGGCGGTCCGTGCTGGTGTACGTGGAGACAGGCATGGGGTGAGGCCCCTTTGCCTGTGGGCCGAGTTCAGCTGCAAGGATACACAGATCACTTGCAGTTGCAAGCGAATTGCGATTCGTATGGCCAGCCGCGGACCTCCCACAGGTCACGCATCATCCGCTCGGCTTCGCTGCGCGCCATGATCAGCTCGAGAGCTGCGACCGTGCTCTCGTAGGTCAACTCCACCGGGAAGCCGTTGCGCAGTCCGCGGTTGACGGGATTCGAGACGTACGGCTCGTCGTGCGGATTCAGGACCGCAACGCCGTCGACCGTCGCGAGCTCGAGCGCTTCGTGCTGCAGGAAACCGACCCACGCCGCCGCCAGCCACATCCGCGCGAGCTGCACGCCCGGGAAGTACGTGAGCCGGACCGTCGAGATGGCGAAGTCGGTCATCTCGTGGCCGTCGCCGGTGCACCACGTGCAATCGAGACCGACGTAGAGCGACGGTGGATCGCCATCGATCACGCGTACCACGGGCGCCGAGCGGCCGTTCGGGTGCCGGAGCACGACATCGGCGAGCGCCGCGCGCCACTGGTCAGCGGACACGCGGCATCCCGTACGGCGCGTAGACCTGAGACAGCGCTGACTCGGCGTCCCAGATCTCCACGAACCATGCTCGCGTCGGCCACGTCTCGGCGATGCGCTCCTCGATGGCGTCGATGAGTCTACCGGCAATCTCGTCGTCGACGTCCGAGCCGTTGAGGATGAGAGCCTCGTCGCCGATGATCCGCTGGAGTTCCGAGCGCAGCAACGTCAGCGGCTCGCCGCGGGCGCGCTGCATGCCCGCCTCGATCGAGCCGCCGGGGATGGCGATGGTCGCGCGGAGGTAGCGCTCGACCGGTGGCGTGCAGCAAGGGTACGGGCACCGCTCCGCCATCACGCATCCCCCAGGTCGTGCCCCGCCGCGGCCCACGGCCCAGGGTCATCCGCCGCTGGCGTATCGCGTCCCTCGGTCTGGCGCAGGTCCTGGACCTGAAGCACCAACGAACCGCAGCGCACCGTCGGGCCGACGCGGAACCCGCGCTTGCGCGCCCACTCGAGCAGGTAGATGAGCTGCCCGACGTCGGTCGTGGCTGGCGGCGGGTTGATGTCGTTGCCGTCGATGTCGGTATCGACGTCGAGGCCGGTGGGTATGGCGGTCATGGCCGCACCCAAACACATGACCCGTCGCTGAACGAGCGCCGCAAGTCCAGGGCGTCGGCGATTCGCTCGGCCTGCACCAACGCGCGGGCCTTGGCACCGATGATCTCGTCTCTCCCAATGCGACCGAGGCGCTCCTCGATATCCGCGCTGAACTCGACATCACCGACCTCGAGCGTCAATCGCCAGCTGTGACCGGTTCCGGGATCAGGGTGCAGCGTCATCTTCATTGCCATCCGTATTCTCCGTTTCCGTCGCCGTACTCGCGCATCTGCTCGTCCCGCTCCATCAGCTCTGCGGCGCGCTTCTGCTCCGCGGTCTCGACGCCGCGCTCCATCTCTTCGGCCTCGAGCGCGAACGCTTCGCGCGATCCGGGCTGCGGCTTGTCCTTGGGGAGCTTCGCGAGGTAGTGGGTGAGGTCGGCGTAGCCGTACCTCGCGGCGTCGCAGCAGTGATCGCCGTGCACGATGCCGTTCACCTTGCGATGCTTGTGCACCTCGCGCGTCTTGCCGGGCTTGCTGGGCAGGTAGACCAGATGCCGCATCTCGGTGACGAGCGGTGAGCCCTCGCGGAAATGCACGCGACCACGACGGATGTCGTCGGCCAGGAACTCCTCGAGGGTGTTTTTGCCTTTCTTGTTCGCTTCCTCGATCGGCAGGTTCATCCGCGAGCGCCACACATCGAAGTCGTCTTGCTTGCCGGCCGGGTCACCGACGAACGACACGATGGCGTTGCTCACGCCCCACAGCAGCTGCATGTAACCGGCCTGGTCGTCCGTGTGGACGCGCGTGCACTTCCAGCTGAACATCTCGTAGACGTCGGGCAGGTCCGGCGTGAACGCACCGAAGACGAGCGCGAACGGGTCCGGCGAATAGCCGAAGTCAACCCACAGGCCGTACAGCCATTGATGCTGTCCGCGTCTCGGACGAGGCAAGTCGGCGACGGCTGCATGATGGTCGTACCATCGAGGGTGTCCATCAAACCGCGGGTGCGTACCGACGAACGGGTTGTCCGCAAGACGCTGCGGCGCGAAGATGAGCACATGCTTCGGCACGGCGTGCACCGGGTAGACGTACCGCGCGTCGGTCTTGACCCAACGCCCGAGCCACTCGCGCACGAAGTCGGGCTCGTCGCCCTTCCAGCCCTTGAGGCGCTTCGCTTCGCCGGCCGTACGGTCCCAGCGGATCTGCTCGGCCGCACGGTCGGCCTCGCCGCGCGTCTCGTACGGGCCATGCCGGTTCGGCGGCCGAGCGTTGTCCTCGACGAAGTACTCGGTGTCGGTCTGGATGACGTGGCCGAAGTACGGATTGTCGGTGACCGAGATCTGGTGCACTTCCCAGCCGACGATCGGCTCCTCGCCTTCCTCCGGCTCCTTGGTGACGTCGTAGAACATCCCAGCGCAGTCCTTGCCCGGCGTGCCGGTCAGCCAGACCTCGCCCTCGAAGTCGTTGATGACACCGATGACCACGGCGTCGAAGAACGACTCCAAATCGACGAAGTCCTGGGCCTCGTCGATCCAGAACACGTGCTTCGAGTTGCCACGCTTGCGCTTCTGGCTGCGGAAGTTCTCGGCGCCGAACAGCTCAATCTGTGAGCCGTTCGAGAGTTCGAGTTTCAGGTCCGTCTCGCGCACCTCGATCGTCACGCCGCCGAGCTTGTAGGCGGTGAGCGACGGGTGCTTGACCGATTCGGCCTGCTCGGCGAGCACGTCGACGAACCCGGTCTTGTTGTCGTTGCGCCACGCTCTGGAGATGGCCTCGGCCCGCGTCGACGTCGCGTACGTCGCGCGGAATCCGGGCTGCTCGAGCGCCCGAGCCAGCATCTCGCGCACGCCGCCGGTGGTCGCCCCCATGCGCCGGGTTTTGCGGGTGGCCTTCCAGCGAGCCGGGGACGAGAAGAACGCCGCCTGCTTCGGATAGAACAGCCGGCGCAGCGCCGCTGCGGCTTCCTGCGCGTCGGGTCCGTCCTGCTCGATCGCGACCGGGCGACGCCGGGCGAGCTCGCGGAGCGCAGCCATGCCGACGCGAGAGAGGCGCATATCAGCCGCGCGACTCCGTGAGCAGGCCGTGCGACGCCAGCCAGCCTTCGATCTCGTCGTGCACGGTGCGCACGCCCTTGGCCATCGCCAGCTGACCGGGCGTGAGCCGCTCGTACGGCTCGCTGAGGAAGATGACCCGGTCCACCGGTGGCGGCTCGTCGGGATGCTGGTCGCGCCACTTACGGAGCGCACGGCTGACCGCGACGCCTTCGATGATCCAGGGACCTGGGGCGTCGAGCCATTCCGCCGCCGCGGCCGATGCCTCGGACCAGCCGAGGTGGATGAGGTTGTCGGTGTGACGAAGATACGACGTGCCAAGTACCGTCCCTGACTCGGCGGCAGCACGCAGCACCTTCATGGCAAGCTGCTTCGCCAGCGTCGTCTTCCCCGTCCGCGGCCCGCCGGTGATGCAGATGCGGGTCACCGGCCAGCGGCCTCTTTGATGGCGTCAGCAATCGCTCGCACCTGATCTGTCCGCGCGATGAACCGCGTCGCACCGGCCGAAGATGAGACGGTGATGTACACGTAGCCATCGTTGGCCGCGATCACCGACAGCTGACTCAGCTGACCCGTTTCACCGAGATCGTCGAACGCCGCGCCGCATCCTGGCTTCACTTCTTCGCCCCCGGCGCGGTCGCCTTCTCCAACTCGGCCAGTTCCTGCGCCTTGCGCTCCTCTGGCGTCCACATCGGCGGGCTGTCGTACTTCTGCGCTGTGTCCACCGAGTCGGCGTCCTGCCAGCGCATCACGCACGAGATGCGCGGCACCTCGATCACCGTCACTGGTCCGGTCGTCGGACGTTCGCCACCGGTCGGCGTGGCGGTCCAGCCGGGCGGGCTGACGAGGAACACCGCGGGCCCACGCACGCAGACCTTCCAGCCGCGGAGCCGGTGATCGGGCGCGTCGAGGGTGATGACGCTGAGGTTGCCCCAGGTCGGCAGGTTCGCCTCGATCTTGATGCTGATGAGCTTCACAGCGCGGGGCCCTGCGGAATCGCGAGCAGCCGCAACACCGCCTCGAATTCACCGTTACCGACGCACAGTCCGTCGACGGAGAAACGCGTCCAACCGTTGTTGAACGTCCGGCCGTCCTCGTCGACTTGCAAGTCCGGCCACTCGATGGCCAGCACCACAGGGCCGCCGCCGTTCATCACTCGTCGCTCGATACGCTTTGTCTTCACAGCTTCCACCTTTCGTACGGTTCATAGACCACGCCCTGCGCTCCGCGTCGTCGCAGCCACCCCGTCACCTGCTCGTCGACTGCGGCGCGCGGCCGGTGCGTGTACACGATGCGGTCCTTGAGCGCCGCCGCGGCCACGAGCTGCTGCATGACGGATCGACGCCGCAGCGGCATCCGCGTGGTCATCCAGTGCACGGTGTCGACGCGCCGGCCGCGGGTCAGGGCGATCCACCCGGCGACGTTGCCGTCGAGGTCGGCCACGAGCACCTCCGCGTCGTCGAGCGCATGATAGAGCCGCGGCCGGACGTCGCGCTTGAACGTGGCCCACGGCAGCTTGTCGAGGGCGTTTGAGGAGCGCTTGATGCTCTCGGCAAACGCCGCGCGGACGTAGGGCAGTTCGTCGGCGGACATCGAGCGGATGGAGACGCGGAGTGGGGTCACTCGGAGACCACCTCGGTGAACGCCGCCAGCGCCTTGGCGTGCGCGTCCTGGGCCTGGCGGAGCGCTCGGCACGCGGCCTGGAAGCTCCGGTAAGCCTCCGCAGCGGGACCCACGAGCTCCACGCGTACGCCGAGTCGACGGCCGGCGCCGCGTTGCGCGCGAGCCTGGGCTGCGTCCCACTCCTCCTCGGTCGGCGGGCTATCATCGCCGTCGTCCTGGTCGCAGTCGCAGATGAGCGGCGTCTTCAACGTGGCCGGGTCCAGATGCGCGAACTGGACGAGGGCGCAATCGGGGGCGTGGCTCACCCGTGCACCGCCCATCTCTGCTCGCGCTCGATGAGCGAGTCGCGGGGCTCGACGAACACGACGTCCGCATCATGTAGCGGCTGTATCGCCTCCCACTCCGCACACTCCTGCTCGTAGCGGCCGATGTTCCACCAGCGCGGTGGCAACCGGCGCAGTTCACCGGACTCGAGACCCTCGGCCCGCGCCATCGCGATGACGAGGCTGCGGTACATTGCCGGCATCTCGGCCAGCGCGGCGCGGTCGAGCAACCTGGCCGTGCGCTCGGTGAGGGTCATCCCATCACCTCCCCCGCGGCGAAGCCGATGCCGCAGAGTGAGCCGGCCCAGGGGGAGGTGTGGCCGCAGAGTGAGCCGGACTGGTCGACGCGCGAGTACTCAACGATCGAGTCAAGGTCCGATAACCTACGGCTGCACGCCACCGCATCCGGCACGTCCGACCGCCGGACATGAACATCGAACTGTCCGTGCACCGGACATCGATACGTATGCTTGACCGTCCCTTCGGTGTCGCCGCGGCGCCGCACGGTGAACCCGGCCGGCGCAGTCGTCACCGTCTCACCGCTGGGGACGTAGACGCGGATCGGCTTCGGCGGTGTCTCGTCGTACCAGCAGTAGCGGGTCATGTGCGGTTCGGCGCGGCGGTCCACACGACGTCCTCCGGCCGGTACCACTGCGCGGGGAACGGATGCGTGCCCTCGGTCCGGAGTGTGGTGAAGGTCTTCGTGTCCCAGTCGATCGCCGTGATCGCGTCGTCGAGCCGTTCGAGCGGCCCGATGACCATGCATTGCGCACCGTAGGGAACTTCGGCCGTGAACAGCTTGTAGTCTGGTTGCTCTCGTCGGTAAATCTTCAACTCATCCTCGCTTCCAGCACCTCGTCGGGTGCCTGTGAGATCACCAGCCGCCATTGCTTCGACGTCCAGGTCTTCGACGCGGCGACCAACTCCGCCGCGAGCTGCGCCTCGAGTTGCTCCGTCGGCAGCGCTGTCATCTCGGTGTCAATGGCCTCGCGAATCGTCACCACACCGGCCGTCGCTTTCGCCAGGAACGCGTCGATGCGCTGCGCTTCCTCGAGCATCGCCGCCGGGACCTCGTCGTTCTCGTCGAGGGCCGCGAGCTTTCTTTGCATCTGACGCTGGCGCAGCCGCCAGAAGCGGACCTGACCGCGCTGCAACTGGCTGAGCATCGAGAGGTCGCCGCGCGCGCCGGTCAGGCTGCCCTTGGGGCGGCCTACGGAGCGACCGGTATTCGGACGTGCCACTACGTGTTTACTACACTTAGGACGTATTGTTGTACAGTTAAAACGCAACCGCGTTTCAAGTGCCTGATTGCAGGTGATGCAATTCGATTGCATCTACCATCTCGGCATCCGCAGCTTGAGCAAGCGCAAGCCGCGGTGCTCGATCTGCCGGATACGCTCGCGGGTGAGGTTCGTGAGCTGGCCGATCTCCTCGAGCGTCACGCCGCCGCGGTCGGCGACGTCGAGCGAGCAGGTCTCGGCGGGATCCGGCACGACGCGCATCGAGCCGGTCTCGGGGTTTACGTCGAGCGCCAGGTGGTGCCGACACGCCGCCCAAGGGCACGGCCGGGGCCCATCGGCGCAATCGCCGCGCGTCCGCGGCCGGTCCGCCAGTTGCGCGGCGACCTCCGGCGTCACCAGCGCGGCTGTCTCGGCTCGCAGCGCAGTGAGGTCGGCACGCTTGCGCGTCAGGCGGCGAATCCGCGGTCCGAGGTCGGCTCGCGAGGCGTGACGTTTGGGGGTCTGGCTTGCGTTCTGCGCGCGCGGCGCGGCCGGGTCGGCTGACTGCGCGCCTGAGTCCTGCTGTGGCTCATTGGAGCGCTCATGGAGTAGTGGTGAAAAGCTGACAGTGGTGCACTCGTCGCTCACATGCAACTCCTGTGTAGGTGCAATCTGAATGCGGTTCGGCACGCACTGGCACGGGGTGGCACGGGGTATTCTCGATCTTCCCCCCCAGAATATAAGAGAGAGATCCAAATTCTGACGCCGGGTGGGGTGGATCGCGATCCAGGGCGTGCCAGTGACTCGCAGAACGAGATATTCAATAGTTAGATAGCAATTCTGGATCGCGATACCTGACTCGACTGGATCGCGATCCAGGGCGTGCCACTTTTGGATTACAGATTGCATCTGATGCCCTGGTAGATGCGGATTCTGGTGCCGTCTGGACGTCGAGGCATGGTCGTTTCGAGGTGCGGATGCAGCGTGTGAACGTCGCGGCAGAACACCTGCTTGTTGGCCGGCTCGCGCCCGCTGGACTCGCACCAGCTGCGGTAGCGCGCGTAGAAGTCGGTGACGGACACGGTGTGCCCTGGCCCCATCTCGCAGCACTCCTCCAGAAACACGCCCAGCGGGTTCGAGATTGCGTTCAGATGCCGCTGGGCGACATCGCTCGCGGCCGGTGTGATGAACCTGCCCGCCTCCGCGAGGTCATCGCGGCCGTCCATCGCCCAGCGCAGGATGCCGGGGAGCTCCGCGAGGAGCTTGCCCTCGAGGCCGGTGTCCTCAGAGCCGAGGAACGAGCGGGACAGGCACAGGATCAGAAACCTCGACGCGAGCGCCCCGCTGGTGTCGTAGAGCCGTGGCAGCTCGTTGGAGAGCAAGAGCACGCGGCACTTGAGCCGCACGTTGACCGGGTCCCTGTTCTTGCGGTCGATGGAGAGGCTGTCTTCGCCGCTGATACTGAGCAGCCGCTCGACCACCTGCGCCTGGTCGCTCTTGCCGCCGAGTCGGGCGTCGCCGATGATCGCCAGCGTCTTGCCGACGAGCGGCGCGAGCCCGAACGGCCGCTCGAGCGATTGCAGCGTCGGATTGACCACCGCCTCATCACCGAGCAACCCGCGCAGGATCCGGGCGATGGTGCCCTTGCCCGACCGCGGCGGGCCGATCAGCGCGAACAGCTTCTGCTGCGACGTGTCCGCGGTGAGCAGGTAGCCGAACGCCTGCTGCAGCGCGCGGATGCTCTCGCGATCGTCGGGCCACAGGCTGTCGAGGAACGCCAGCCACGCAGCCGGCTCGGGCGCGTCGGGGTCCCAGCTGGTGCCAATGGCCGTGGTCGAGAAGAATCGCGGCGTGCTGGGATGCAGGGTACGGCTGTTTACGTCGAGCAGGCCGTTGGCGACGGGGATGAGGTTGTCTGGCATGACGTCTCCTGGTTCATGGGCGGTCCACTGCGGAGCGCCGCCGACGAGCGACGGCATGACGTGGAGCAGCGCGTGCCGCAGCTCGGCCGAAGTCTTCTTGCGGTGCGTGACCCGCCGCGTGGTCGTCTTGATCTGCTTGGTGTCCTTGTCGCGGATCTCCTGCGGAGCGACGACGACATCGAGGAACGAGATCACGTCTCGATCCAGCAACTCGTCATCGTGCTCCACGTACCGGGTGCCGTCGTAGCGCCACCACGCGCGCGCCCAGCGGACCAGCGTGGGGATCTCGGCGAGCTCGAACGCATACCGTCGGAACGCCTCCGCCAGCCGCACCGGCTCGACGTTCTCGGCGCGCGGACCCTTTGGGGTGCGAGCCGGCGGCCTTTCAGCAGCCTGGATCGCGGCCTGTCTCGTCTCGGCCAGCACCAGCACCTGCGACGCCCACACCGGGATATCGTGTGGCACCGGGTACGGCGTGGCGATCAGGTCGGTCAGCCACTGCAGGTCGTGCCAGTCGAGGGTGTCGGCGGCGCCGGCCTGGCCGAAGTGAGACTGCGCCTCGTTGGATAGCGTCTCGGGCGTCACCCACTCGCCACGCGCGAGCACGTTGGCGAGGCACAGCCACGCTCGCTGTGCGTGCAAGTCGCCGAAGTCGGAGACGCCGAGTGCGCCGCAGATGGCGTGCTGATCGGGATTGGCGATCAGCGCGGCGACAAGCTGGCGCTCGAGCTGGACGTCAATGAGAGCGTTGAGTGGTGGAGTCATAGGGTGTATGGCCGGCGCCCCTGAAGCGCTCTGGAATGCTCGCCCCGCCGCCCCGCAGCCACACGAGCAACTCGCTCGCGGCTGGCTCCGAATTGATCAGCACGTAGATGCCGCCGCGCATGGTGATCCAGCGCTCGAAGTCGACTTGCTCGTCGGATTGCGAGCCGCGCACTGTCTTGCACTCGACGGCGAGGATCCGCGGGCCGTAGCAGCCGAGCAGGTCCGAGCCGCCAGGGCTACATACGCCGTAGTCGAGGTACAGCGGCTTCGCGCGCGGTTTGCCATCGACGAATCGATCGCTCAGCACGCGACCGACCTCGTTGCGCCAGAGGATGCAGCGAGGGTCGGTGATCAGCACCGCGCGCACGGCGTCCATGATCTGGGTTTCCCGGATGCGGTTGCCGCAGCGGCCGCAGACACCGGTGACCGGATCCCACGCGCGACGAGTGCGCGGGCACGTGCAGCCAGGCGATCGACTCACGGCGTGACCGCCGCGCTGGGCAACGCCGGCAATGGGCACTTCTGATGCCGCGCCGAGCCGCGCTGTCCGACGGTGAAGTAGATGGCCGTGCCCGCGGGGAACCAGCGGCCGCACTTCCGGCAGTGCCCCTCGCGTCGCGCCTGCATCGCGCTGACCCACGGGATCCGCGGCCGCGCCGGCGCGAGCTCGGACACCCCAGCGCCGACGGACCGCGGCAACGGCCGCGCTTGCACCGGGACCTCCGCGCCGCAATGCGGGCACGCGCGGGGGCCGGCCCGGAACATCGAGCCGCACTCGCGGCACTGGCCGAACGCCTCACGTTGCACGCCAGAGATCGCCCGGCCAGTGAGCGAGTACTCGCGCTCTAGGTCCGGCGGCCCGTGCTCGTGAGCCGAGCCGGCGAGGTCGACCAGCGTCGCTGAGGTCTTGCCGGGCGCCGTGCGCAGGATGCGGCCAGCGACCTGGAGGTAGAGTCCGGCGTGGCCGAACCGGCGCGCGAGGATGGCGCAGCCGAGGACGGGCAGGTCGAAGCCCTCTGTCAGCACACCGACGCTGGTCACCACGTGGATGTCGCCAGCGCGCCAGCGCTGCAGGATGTCCCGCCGCTTGCCAGCCGACATCGTGCCGATGACCAGCGCGCTGGGGATGCCGGCGGCCTGGAACACCTCGAGCTCCGCGGCGGCGTGCTTGCGGTCCCGGCAGAACACCGCCGCCCGCTCGCCCGCCGCGAACCGCTGATATGCCTCGAGCGGCGTCAGCGCGAGTTGGCCGGGTTTCAGGTCGATCGGTCCAGCCCACACGCGACACGGGACCAGGTTTCCGAGGTCGGTCAGCTGGCGGACGGTGGGGCCGACCACGAGTGAGGTGAACCGGTCGCCGAGCGGTTTTCCGTCCTGACGTTCGGGAGTTGCACTGAGGCCCAGCAGCATCGCATCGGGCTGGTCCGCGGCGATGGAGCCGTACTGGTCGCTCGGAGCGTGGTGAGCCTCGTCGAGGACGATCAGCTTCACGCGCGGGACCTGACCGCGCCAGCGCGGCGCCGAGAGCGTTTGCACGCTGCCAACGATCACCGGCGCGTCTGGGTCGCCCTCGTCGCGCTCGGCCTGGATCACCCGGACGTTGGTGACGCCCGCGGTAGCGAGAGTGGCCACGGTCTGGTCGATCAGTTCGGTGCGGCCGGCTGCGAACAGGCCGCGGTTCCCGAGCGCAGCCGCGGCGCGGAGGATGTACGAGGACAGCGCGGTCTTGCCGCTACCGGTCGGCGCGACGTAGAGCACCGACCGGTGGCCGGCGCGGTACTCGGCGCGGATCCGGTCGACGTCGGCCAGCTGGTAGTCGCGGAGGATGAGCTGCGAGGTCACCGCCGCCATCCCTTGGCGATTTCGATTGCCTCGCGCAGTTCGGCCAGCTCGGCCTCGCTGGCACCTTCGATCTGCCGCCACAGGTAGGCGACCTCGAGCAGCATGATCGCGTACCGGCCCTCGATGTCGTGGCCGCTCACCGCTTGCCTCCGATGACCAGCTGCCCGGTCGACCGCGGGGCGGCCGACTTGACCTGCTTGGCCGTCAGCGCCTTCGGCGGCAGATAGCAGCGGACGCACAGCTGGGATTCACCTCCGCGGCCGGTGACGACCAGGGTGAAGCAGACGAGGTCGCCGCAGGTGGCGCAGGGGGCGGACGGGGTCACGGCGCGCACCACACGATCCGGCGCTGCATGTGCATCCGGTCAGCGAACGCGTCCACCGTCTCGTAGGGACTCTGGCTGTACCGACTGCCGTGCACACCGCGGATCCGCGCGAGCAGCTCGTCGTCTGTCTCGAGGCGGGAATACGGGCGCGGAGCGGAGGAGGCGGTCATGGCGCGCCTCCGTCATCGGCCCGCCGCGCGAGCTCGATGCCTTGCCGCGTGATGGCCTGTTTCAGTTGCGCCAGCCGCAGCGGGTGAATCACCAGATTGCCGCAGATCATCCAGCACAGCGCGTCCGAGACTTCGCCGGTGTCAGGGTCGGTGCGGGTGAGCGGCACCCACGGACTCACGGAGTATGAGATGCCAACGAACGACGGTAATACGTTGAGCGCCCTCACCCCTCACCGCCCGTCTCGTCATCGGCCCAGACCGCGGCCCAGTTCTCGCGCTCGAGAGCGGCAAGCTCCTCGTCGCTCAGATGTGAGACGTCGATGACCGCCGTGACCGGCGCGCGGAGGTTGGCGTAGTCGCGGAGTCGCACGTTGATGCCGTCGTCGGCAGCCGCCCGCATCACCCGCCCACGTCGTCGCCGGCTCACAGTCCGCCCTCGACGTAGATGCCCGCCGCCTTCAGCCGCCGGTGAAACTCGTCGTGGACCTTGCGCCAGTACGGCTGCATGGCCAGTACTGGATCACCGGCGCAGACGTGAGCACGATGCGCGCGCATCGCACGCCTTGCCTCCGCATACAGCCGGTCGATCAACGCCCCCGGCGGGTTCGCCCACAGGCCGTTGCGGTACACGCGCTCGGGGGCCAGCCGCTCGACGACCTCGCGCACCCAGGCGGGGAGTGAGCGGGTCATGCGGACACCTGCGGAGCCAGCGCCGCATACTTCGCCGCGTTGGCCTTCCGCCGGGCCCGCCGCGTCCGCGCCGCCAGCACCTCCGGCGTCGGAGGCTTCGTCCGTTCTTTGCGCCGCTCGTCGGCCGCGAGCTTCCGCTGCTTCGCCCGCTCGCGCTCGACTACCGCATGCTCCGGGCAGATGTCCCAGCGGCGGTTCGCCGGGCGCCCCCCCGTGTCAGGCGAGCCCGAGCCGGAGTCGAGCCCGCGGATCCAGCCGACCGAGGCAGCGTAGGCGCGGATGAGACCGGCCTGGATCTGCGCGGTCGTGATGCCGTGGGGGCAACCGTCGTAGTTGCAGCGCAGCGCGGCGCCGCGATCTCGGCTGAGGATGGTGGCGGTCATTAGTAGTCCTCGTCCACGGGCCACAGGGCCGCGGCGATGTTGAGCAGCGCGAACACGCCGCAGATGACGGCTCGGATCGGGTGGTCGAGCGTGACATCCTCGACGGTGAACAGGGTCATCGCCACCGAGAGGGAGACGGATTGGAGGCGCCGGGTCATGGCTTCGCCTCTGCACGCCGCTTGGCGTGCGCGGCCTTCATCGCTTCGTTGGCCTCGTCAGCGCACGGCGGGCACAGCCACTCGCCGCGGGTGTGGTCCCAGCCCTCTGGTTGCCAGCCGTCGCGCGAGTCGGAGTTCGGCCAGAGCCAGTGCACGGTCGGATGCTTGCGCGCCCACGCAATGACGACGTCGTCTGGCGGTGACGGCGTGCGCGTGCCGCACCACGAGCATTCGTGGTCGCCGCACATCACGGTGGCGGTGACGGTCCAGGAGACGGTTCGCGGCTCGGTGGTCATGGCACACGCTCCCAGCTGATCTCGATGATGGAATCGTTGGCTGCCTCGACTGCGATCTGGTCGATCCTTTCGTCGTCGGCATCGTCGGCGACTTCGATGATCTTCGTGCGCTTGCAGCCGGACAGGCCGATGCGGACGGTGACCTTGATCTTCACTTACCCTCCAATCCAGCCAGCACAGCGGCGATCTCCGGGGTGATGGCGGCGCGGGCGGTATCGACGGCCGACTCCAGAGCATCGAATGCGGCGGTACCAGTGAACGCCTCGCTCCACGCCTCTGCCGCCCGGTACACCGGCAGGATGGCGCGGAGTGCAGCGGTTAATGCACGTACTTCGATGGCGAGGCGCTCCTGCGACTCCATGAGTGCTTTGGTTGTGGCGCCAGTCCACTCGCGCTCCGCTTCCAGCTCCGCAATCCTCTGCTGGGCCAGGTCGCGCTCTTGCCGTGCCAGCTCTGCATCGGCGCGTGCGTGGCGCACGGCGGTGTCTCGATCGACTATGTGTTCGCGATTGCGGTCGGCGAGTTCGGCCTGCGCCGCCTCGAGTTGCTGGCGCAGGGAGTCACGCTCCATGGTGAGGCGTTTGTTGTCCGCGGCGTGCCACCTGGCCCCGGCGTCAGAGATGGCCGCGGCGGTGTCCAGCCGCTCCACCTCCCTCCCCGCCGCCTCGAGCTGGTCGGCGAGGGCAGGCAGGTGGTTGCGGGTGCGGGCGATGCCTTCTGCAGTGAGGCGATGCAGATGCGTCATGCGGCCGTGCTCGTTCGCTGACACGAACCAGTTTTCATTTCCCGGCCCATGCTCGCTGGCCAGCCACTCGTCGCCGATTCGCTCATCGTCCTCTCGCGCCTCCGCGATCAACCGCTGTGCCTCGGTGGGGTTGTAGTCGGTCATCGTCCACGCTCCTCGATTGCCTGTCGCAGGTAGAACGCCAGGTCGAGCGCCTCTTGGTAGGCGTCGACGAGCGCGTCCCGTCCGTTGTTCGCCTGCAGCCGCGTGCCGTAGCGTTGCTGTCCGAGCTGGTCTCGTGCCTTGATGTCGGCCATCACGAGGTCGGCAATCGCCGGACCGTCGTTCGGCTTCGGGGCAGGCTGCGAGTACGTCGACCACCAGCGGTTGTCGGCGGTGAGGTGCGCATCCGCGTGGCCTGCATTGAGCGAGCACTGGCGGACGCTACCCAGCGGCTCGTCGCTGAAGCTGTGCGTAGCCGTGCAGCGAGACTTGGTGGGGTTGTAGTCGGCGGTCACTTCGGCACCTCGATGGTCATGGCGCGAAGCTTGTTGATCTGCTTGCCCAGCGACTTGATCTTGGCGGCGCGCATCTCGACTGCTCTGGCCAGAGCGCCCTCGCGGGTCCGGTGCCAGTCGCGGCCGTGAACGTTGTAGATGTCGTGACAGCCGCTTGACCTGTCGACGATCGTGCCCGGGTCATGGTCCGTCGGTTCGTCAACCTCTCGAGTGAACACGCCGGAGGTCAGCGCGTACTTGGTGATCCAGACCTTCATGCGTGCCTCAGCTTCATGCCGCGGAGCAGTTCGCTCTGCTCGCGGCGCAGCCGCCGGATCTCGCGCAGCGCCGCTTCCCAGCCGGCCACCGTCAGGCATTTCGTCTCAATCGGCGTGCCGTCGATCGGCATCGCAACCACGTGAGCCCTGACCTCCGGGTTGCTGATGTAGTTCTCGACGAGGCGCGGAATCACCTCGTCTTGGGTGTCACCGGCGATCGTGCCCCACTGCTTCGGTCCTTTGCTCGCAGCGTCGATGGTCTCGAGCGCGAGCGCGATATCTTCCTCGGTCATACGGGTCTCCTCTGGCGCTCCCCCGAGCGCCGGTTACGTGGTGCGCCAGTCGCGACCGTCTGCAATCGCAGACAGCGCAACGACGAGGCGCGCGGTATCAAAGTCGTTGAGCGCGGCCTCGAACGCGAGGTCACGCAGCTGAGCTCGGAGCCAGCTGGCATTGGTCCGCCGCTGAGCAGGCGTGGGCGTCAGCGCCGGGGCGCGGCGGATGTACGGCCGGGTCACCGCCGCACCGTCCTGGCCGTCACCGCCGGGCCGATCCGGTCAGCGCGAGCCGCGACGATCAGCGCGCAGACGCCGACCACGACGATCCACCCGGCGGGCAGCAGCATCCCGGCGGTGAAACCGATGAGCATGCCGTTGGCCAGGCGATGCCACGGCAGCTGGCAGGCGTGCCAGACGAGCGTCAAGTACCAGACAGCAACAAGGACGACGACTGCCGTCACGCGGCACCTCTGAACGCTGCGTCCCAATCCGGACGCTGGTCAGATGTGCCGCGTTGACGGCCTACCGGCCGGTAGCTATCAGGGGCGCGGTGAGAAGTTTTCTGGCTCGGGGTCGGGTTACGCTCGGAGGCATGCCCAACCAACTGATATCTGGAATCGTTGCGTTGTACGTCGCGAGCGCGATCATCGGCGGAGCGGTCTGGTTCTTTGTCGACGACGGCACCGAGCACGAGCCCGATGTGTGGGATGCGGCGTTGCTCCCAAGCAGGCCAGCGCCACGGCATGGCCTGTCGGTGTTCGTCGAGGGCTACCTCTCGGGTGCGTCGCTTGGTGGATGGCAGCTCGTCACGCGAGAGAGCAGGGATGACGAGGATCGCAAAGAAGCGTTCACGCGATGGGCCAGCTGGCCTCGCGCGCACACCGTCGGAAGGGTCGCGGGATTGATGACGTTGCTTGCGCTCACGGTGTGGGTGGTCCGCGACTACAAACGCCAGCGAGGTGCAGGATGACGACGTCATGCGACGCCGGCAGCCCACGCGCGACGCCAGCGTCACGACGCCCTCCGCGCAGAATTCCGCGGAGCTTTTCGCTGCGCATCTTGGCGCGGCGCTTCGCTGAGAAGGTCATCGACGGTGACGTCGAACTTGACGGCTAGCACTTGGAGCCGGCGGAGCCGCGGGGACGACTTGCCGCACTCCCAGTGTGAAACCACCGAGTTGTCGGCGTCGACCCAAGCCCCGACCTGAGCTTGGGTCAGGCCTCGGGCCTCTCGGAGGCGCTTGAGGTTGCGATGGATCGGTCTGAGAGCCTTCACTTCCCCATAGTGGAATTTTTTCCCACTCTAGTCAATCGCGGTGGAACGAATCTCCACTTCCCAAAATGATATCGGTACGATGCATGCCCAACGCTCGACATCCAAGACAGTACCCGGATGGCGAAGGCCTCCAAGTCAGCCCAGACTGGAAGGCGAAGGTGCGAGCCAAGCTCGAGGCGAACCGACTGGCCGGACGGAAGCCGGATTCCGTTGCCTCTCTTGCACGCATGATCGAGGCCGACAAATCCGGGCTGACCAAGTTTCTCAAGAGCGAAGCCAGCGAGAAGTCGAAGTACGCGCCGCCGATCATCGCGCTCCTCGGTATCCCACAGCTAACTGAAGACGAGCTCGACAAGATCGCCAGCAAGATTCGAAGTCTCCCCCTGAAGAAGCATGAGTACGCGATGGAGCAGCTCCGCTTGCTGGTCCGGATGCTTGACTCCGACTAGTCCGACCGCTGACAGTGGTTGGATATGGGTCGTGCGACGAGGGCTGAGATCCGAGCCTTGTTGAGAAGGCTCGCTGAGGCTGACCCGGAAAAATTCCGCCGGTTCATCGAGCAATTGCCGACGCAGGAACTTGCAGTGGAAAAAAATCCCACCGAAAGGAGTTGACGACCGGCATGGGTGGAATTAATCTCCACTCATGCCCAGCCCAACCACTCGCGTTCAAGTCCCGGCCTCCCTCATCGCCCGCCGCGCCGCGGCCCTCCGCGAATACAACGACCTCCACGCCAGCGACGGCGTGACGCCCACTGCGTGGCTCGCCTGTGCTCGCGAGCTGGCCGAGGTCGCCGCGGAGATCGCGGCGCTCCCCGGCACGACCAGTGACGATGTGCTCTTCGTGGCCGATCGCGCCAGGGACGCCGGCCACGAGGCCGTGGCATGCGCCCGCCGGCTCGAGCAGGCGGTGTCGCGGTGGACCGGCATCCAGGCCACCGAGGGACTCAAGGCGGTGTGCTCGTGATCCGGGGAGTGGACGACGGCCCGGATGGGCTCGATGACGAGGCGTTCGACCGGATGATGGGTGCGTCGCGCCGCAAGCGTCCTCGCAAAACATACGCTCCGTTCACGGTGCACGGTGTTCTGGCCGGCGCGTACCGCGGAAAGGACATCGGCGAGCGCACCCTGCTGACCCACGCGTCTGTCGACGGCGGGGAGACCGCTCTGTGCCGCAAGGTCAAGGCGGGTGCTCTCTGTGATGCGGTCGAGTCGGGGTCGCCGACGTGTCCTCTGTGCGCGGCTCGGGTGACGCCATGAACGCACAGCTGATCGAGCACATCGCGTGCTACGCCGCCGAACACGGCCACACGGAGCTCGAGGACCTGTGCGACTCGGTGCTGGCCGGCGACACGTCGGAGGACCTGGTCCTGGCGGTGCTGGCCGACGCTCGCGGACCGGACGTGACCGAGTTCGACGACCTGCCGACGTACGTCGACCACAAGCCGTGGCAGTCGCGGACCGAGCCGGCGCGCGGGCGGGCTCCGACGAGGCCGGTGAAGTACGTGCCGCTCGAGGCCGAGTCTGACGCCTGGTATGCGGAGTTTCTCGAGAGGAGGGGTGCGTGATGGTCACCGCCGAGAACCTGACGGACGAGCAGATCCGGTCATCTGGGTCGTCGTTTGGTGTGTCAGAGATGACCATCGCGGATGCGCTGCGTCCGCCACCTGACTGGACAGACCTGTGTCACGCGGGCGGAATGATGAGGGCCAGCTCCAGGTACCAAGCACGCTCCGCCATCGCCGCCGCCATCAACGCCCGCTGTAGCGGAGGGAGGTAGCCATGCGCACGCTGCATGACGTGAAGTGTGACCGCTGTGGCATTACCGCGTCAGCAAACGGTGTCGACCCTATCGATCTAGTCGAGTCGCACGTCTGCCCCAACGGCGGAAACCGCGACTCGATCCACGTGACGACGCGCATCGTTCTCGGCCCCGGTGAGCGCGGCAAGGATGACGAGCCTGTCCGTGGCGGAGGGAGGTAGTCGTGGGGCTTGATACCAAGTTTCATCGGGGACAGCTTGTGGAGATTCAGGCGACACCGGGTGTGTCCTGGCAGCCAGGGACGGTCGTCGAGTACGCCAGCGGATCGTGGTGGGTCGTCCAGGCAACGCGGTCCGGCGAAAGCTACACCGTGCCGTCTCGTCGCATACGCGCCCGCCGTGAGCGGGGAGAGGGGCAGGAGCGATGGGGAAGCACAAGTCGCAATCCTTCGAGCAATTGCATCAGTTTGCTTACCGTGGATATCTCATCCAACGGCGCAGCGATGCCGGCTACAGCATCACGCGTGACGGCTGTGTAATCCAGCATCAAACCCCAACTGTGCAGTCCGCTAAGTCGATCATCGACTTGATAGCGTAGTCCGCTGATGTACCGACTCACTCTGCTCTGGCTCGCCATCACCGTCGCGGCCTACCTCATTGGCCGCTACCAACGAATCAACAAGCGGCCCAGGCCGCATGCAGGAGACCTGTGAACATCCTCTCAGCCAACAACACCATCATCGGCATCCGGCTCGACCAGCGCCGGCCCGCCATCCCGGCCGCGCTGCCCGACTTCGGCTCGGACGCCGAGCTCGAGGTGGAGCGCCAGGCGCACGCAGTCACGTGCGGGCTACTCGAGCAGGCCCGGCAGGACCTCGCCGATCTGCGGTACGAGCTCGCACAGGCCCATCAGCTGGCGCACAGTCTCACCCAGCAGCATTCCGTCGACCGGGCCGAGCTGGCGCGCATGCGCCAGCTGCTCGCCGACGCCGATGCCGTGATCCGCCAGACGACGGCCGACCACCTGGCGATCCTCGACCGGATGGCCGATGACGGCGAGTACGTCGTCGAGGTGTACTCGTGAGCCCGGAGGAGCGCGAGCGCCACGAGGCGCGGCTGATGACCACGTCCGAGATCGTGGCGTTGCGCCGCTCTTTCAAAGAGGCGCAGGTCTACATCGCCGAGCTACAGGACACGCTCCGTCTGCGGGACTCTCAGCTGGCCGCGGCCGGGGTACCGCTCGCGGTCAGCGACGAGCCGACGGCTCGGCATCGGAGGGTCGCGTGACCATCACATCCATCATCGCCGAGTCGGTCAAGGCCGCTCTCGATCAGGTCGCGCCGACCGCAAACGTCGACCTCATCTCAAAGGCCATCGCCGCGAACGCCGCGCAGTCCTTGCGCACCGACCCAGTGCCGGCGTGGGTCGAGATGGTCCGCGCCATCGGCGCCGCGGAGGTCACCGTCACCGTGCGCCCCGACGGCTACAGCGCGCGAATCGTCTGCGAGTCGGTAAGCGCCGCCGCTGACATCGCGACGCTGCTGGGGCTCGGGGCGCCGGTGCAGGTGAACAACGGAGAGCGCCAGTGGCACGTGTCGGAGGGTGGAGACTGGGAAACCGGCGACTACGTCTGTGTGCTGGGGCCGTCGGAGGTCATGTGCGGGTGTGGACGGAGGGTGGCGTGATGGCGGACTTGACCGACAAGGAACTCGCGCTCGTGTTCAGCGCAATCGATGCCGACTACGATGGGCTCGTCGACTGGGTGACCAGGCTGGCCATCGAGGTCAAGCGTCATCGCTCCGCCATCGCTGCGGACAGGGAGCGGGTGCGGGCGGTCGTGCGGAAATCGGTACACGATGCACTGTGCATTCACGACAACGACAGCATTCAGCTTGCGGACTGGACTGAGATGGGCGATGGCGTCGCCACCCGCGCCGCGGATCAGCTGGCCATGCCGGCGGTGAAGCTGACCGAGGAGGAGCGCGGATCGCTACTAAGGATAAGAAAAATTATTGACTGTTTCAACACCAGCAAGCACAGGACAGAAGATCTGGCGCTGCTCGACCGCCTGCTCGGAGCCAACTGATGACGCTGCTCACCATCGCCTTCTGCGCCTTCCTCGCCGGCTGGTGCGCCAGCAACGCACGCCGGGCCATCAAGGTCCGGCGCCAGTTCAAGCGGCTCGACCTGCCGCCGGTCACGCGGCGCAACATCAAGCTGGTGTCGACCGAGGAGTACGACCACAACAGCACGAAGAATTTTAGAAAGCAGAGGAACACATGAGCTACGTACACGACAT